CGGCATCTGCCTTGCCTTCGGCTATAGCTTCTGCTTTATCAAAAAGTTCAGCACCTGATGCTACTTTAACTTCATCAGCAGACATAGCACCGCCAAACAGGTCAAAACCTAGTAGCGGTGCTACCTGTGCTATATACCAAAACCCCTTTTTCCATTTTTGTAGCGGTAAGGGGTATATATCTATTGTTTCAGGGGTGGTAGCACCTTGCCTAGCTATGGTGATAGTACGTGCTTCTGGAAAAACTACATCTAAATTGCTTTTACTCTGTAATGCGTCTGTATTCATGGTGTACTGGTGTGTTTTCTGGTGTTAAGTTCACTTAGTAAAATGTCAGCATGCCTGTTTTACATTCAGACCTGCTGACATTCTGTGTGTCGCGTGCCCTTAGAAACTAGTCATCTATCCATGTCAGAATACCCATTTGACTGCCTGTAAGTCTGGTGGGGTCTAACAACACGCTGCCATTTATTTCATTGTCAGCCACCGCGTCATTTATCAGGGCTAGCCCTGCTGTGGGGTCAAACTGCACATTGAACAGGTCAAGTACAAACCGCTTGTAGGTGTCACTAACGGTTTTCTGTGCAGTATTGACTGCTAGGAAACGCAGCCAGCGTATTTGTTCTGCTTCTGTGAACAGGCCTACCGATTTCTGCCCGGTAGTCTTAGTGTAAGCAGCCTTGATAGGTGCAGTGAATGCACCTGTAACAAACTGTACCAGACCGTAGGGCAGGTTAGGTAGGTAGTTTGCAGGGGTGGCTAGGGTCAAAGGTGAACCAGCACTATCTGTTAGCACTAAACTGGTCACGTTCTTGTTTTGCAGTGCATAGGTTTCACCTGCTACCAGTGCTGAACCACCGTTTAGTTCTTCACCCGTAACAGAACCAGCACCTAGTGATTCCACTTCACCTTGCAGTAGTATAGCAAGATTTTCAGGGGTAAATTCCTGCACGTTCATGGTCAGGTTTACGTTTTTGCCTGTTACCAGACGTAAATCTACCAGACGGTTACCAGTAGTGCTTTCTTTGTGTTCCAGCACGTCAATGTTTAGTGCCAATTCAAATGATGGCACGTTGCCTAGATACTGAAAGGCCAAAGGTTCACCGTCAGCATTTCGCTTACCAGCATATACCTTGCCTTGACCGCTTAAATATCCCATATTATTATTTTCCTTCTATTTAGTGGTTTTCTATGCTGTTACCAGCGTCATGCTGCTGTAAGCAGTCTACCTTTTGCTTGCTTCTGCTTCCAGTTCTTCTATGGTCTTTTCGCTTTCAGGCGTGACCACATTACCCTTAGCGTCTACAGGCAGGCCTACGTGTTCAGCATTGCCCGGTTTGCCTATCTTGTTTTCAAGTGCCCACCTATATTCAGCCATATCAAGCATGATGGTTTGACCTTTCCGGTATTCTTTACCAGCATGCGTATGGGTCTGTTTGGTGACTTCAAGTGCATAGCCAGCACTTTCTTTTGTCTGGTCAGCAGCGGCTACATCAGGTGCACCTAGATTACCTGCCTGTGGTGCACCTGCTTGTGCATCAGCAGGTGAATCTACTGGTACATTGCCAGAAGTACTGCCTTTCATGCCAGCAGGGTTACTGCTAGAAGTAGTTACGCCTTCACCAGCAGCAGGGCTGCCTGTAGGTTGCTTTGTATCTGTCATATTTATTCTTTCCTTTTCCTTAAATTTTACGTAGGCTTCACTACGTAAGTGAAATTAAACGGTACGTTACCCTGTGCTACGTGCAAAAGCGTAGTACCAAAAGGCACTACACTGATACTAGGAAACTTTAATTCATCATGTTCAAGGTCAGGCCAGTTTAAGCCTAACCGTGGCTGCCTAGTAAATTCATCTATGACTAGCTGCCTATCAGCCATGCTTTGATTTTCACTGTTAGCAGTATCATTGCCCTGATTATAACCTACTAGCTGCCAGATTTTCAGGCTACCTATCAAGGCTACCTTGTAATCTATTTGCCGTGCCCGGTCACCACCACCTGCTGCTGGCTGCCAGTCATCAAAACCGGGTACAAAATTCTTTGGGGTAGTTTGCAGACTACCCGCTGCCCTGACTTTTGAAGGTATCCAACTATTTATAGTTAACACCCATGCATTAGTAGGCAGTAAATTATCTTGCAGGTCTACGGGTGCTAGATGGCTTAATGCTTCACCTATTGACAGACCTAATATCCACCGTGGCACTACCTTAGCAGACGGTATAGTAAAACTTAATGCTGTATTGATGACAGCAGCAGCAGCAGTTACTATAGATGTTTCTGTAGGTCTAGCCATTATTAGATGTCAGTGTGATGTATTACTACGTTTTCAAACGAATTATGTATAAATGACTGCGTTTCTGCCAGCCCTTGCTGAAAATAATGCTTACCCGGTATACCTTCACGCTGTATCTTCTTTGCCATAGCAAAGGCCATAGACCTGTAGGCAAAATCTTCTGTAGGTGTTATACCTTTTTCTTCTGCCCATGATACAAGCACGTCCACAGGCAAGGCGTGCAGGTCACGCTTGTTTACACGGTTAAAATTAGCAGCGTAAGCAAAGCTAATCATGGTTTTAGCAGGGTCAGGCGTGATGCCTTTTCTTTGTGCCCATGCTACTATGGCATCTACAGGTGGCATTTTACCACCAGCAGGCCTGCCTAGTTCATGGTAGACCATTTCAGGCCACGTGCTAGTTACCTTACCTTCTACCAGAATGTCAGAACCTTCTACCGTGTACCTGTTTATATAACCTATAACGGTGTCAGCTAGCTGTGAATCACTAAATTTACCTTTGATATTAGCTACCAGTTCATCTAAAACTAGCTGCATAGCAGAGCGTACACCCCGGCCTACCCGGTTTGATATATCGGTTAGGCGTTCTACGTCTGATTTTACGTAATATTCAAAGCTAATCATAGCTGTATTATGCCGCTAGTGCCTACATATTCTACGTTAAATACCCATTCAGCAGGGGTAGATACGCCGTCATAAGGCAGTTCAGACTGCTTTTTATAGATTAAATTCTGCATTTGAAAGGCCGCTGCACGCTTACAAATTTCAATAGTAACCGGGTCTAGCATTAAAATCTGGAATTTACGCACCGTAGCACCCGTATTACCATTAGTTTTCAGTTCTGGCAGCCATCCATTCACTAAATCGCCTGCTAGTAGGCTGATAAAGGCGTTAGTAGACTGATTTAACCCTAGAATACCTAAAATAGCATTACCTACCCGTGCTTGACGTAGCAGGTCATACTTTATAGCCATCAAAGGGGTTTTATCTACTATCCAGCCAGCCATTACCTTATATCCTTACACCGTGTACGCTGGTATTCATCACCACAGCAGTTACCATGTAAACCGCTAAATTCTGCCCTAATAACGGTAGCTACCGCACTAGGCATAGTACCCATAGTGACAAAATTCACTGGTTCATACATAACAAATAGGGCAAATTCTAGTTCATTGTCTATATTTTCCTGTGTACTGTATATCAATTCACCTGCCAGATTAGCTACTTTACTGCCTACACCACCTATATTAGTCAGCACAGCTTGAAGCTGTGCAGCCTGTCTACCTGTAGCGGCTGCTAGTTTTTCAGCCATACCTGAATAAGCACCTGCTTTTTTCTTATCATACAGGTACTTACGCAGAAAGGTAAACAGGTCTGCCTGTGCAGCAGCGGCTAGATTACCCGTGGTAGCAGGTTCTAATAACCCCGCTGCTGTAGTGATTTCAGATGGTGTAGGCATAAAGTATGCACCTGCCCGGTGTTAGTTACTACTTCGGCTGCTGGCTGGTTAAGGCATCCAGCAAGTCATCTTTTTTCATATCATTGTAGCCTTCTATGCCCTGTTCTTTGGCAAAGGCTTTCAATTCAGGCACGCTAAATTCAGACAGTTCACCCTTTGTCATGCCTTTAGGGTTATTTGTCGTTTCCTGATGACCTGCTGAACCAGCACCACCTGTACCACCTAAAGCAGCACCAGCGTTAGCAAGGGCTGACGCGTCATCATTCTTGCCAGCATCATCTGCACCAGCACCTACGGTAGCTGCACCAGCACCTACGGTAGCTGCACCACCGGGGTTACCAGTGGTAAACCGTGCAAAGGTGTCATCATCTTCATCTGCTGACCGTAGGCCTTTGCTGACTTCCCACCGCTTGACTTCATCAGGGGTAGCTTCACGGATAGCACCTAACTTAGCCAGCCGTTCAAGGTCTATACCTTCTGGTATATCCTTACGTTCTATCAGCATCAATTCATCTTCACCACCGCGTATCATGTCACTATTGTCATTAGCAGCGGTAAGGCCGCTAATGTGGTGCATGACGCGTGCATATTGTCTTTTCATCGTTTTATTTCCTTTATCTTTGATTTGAAGTTAAAGTGGGTACTACCACCAGCAATAGCACCCACCCCGTGACAATGTGCAGGCCTAAGCCTACACGTTCATCACTACCATAGCAGATGGGAAGTAAAGAACAGCACCACCGTTGTGACCGTCATGCACTTCTATTTCACGCGGTACTGCATCTTCACCCTTATCAATGATTTTCTGGTACGCACCCGGTGCAGAATTAGGGTTATTCGCGTTACGGGTCATCAGATAGTTACCTATCTGACCACCATCAGTACGCACACCCACTATCAGCACCTTGCCATCTGCGATATAAGGCACAAACGTGCCAGTATCATCTAGGTAGCCTTCATCATAGATTTCTACCTGTGGCAGCCCTTCACCTAGCAGAACGCGGTTAATTTCATCAAGGCTTAGTACCGTATTCAGCCCTGATGTACGTCTACCCGCTATATCATTGGTGTTTGTGTTAGACACCATGCGGTTAAACGTCACCCGGTTCATAATAGCACGGCTGTTAGCACCAAAACTAACACCCTTACCGCGTGACAGTAGCTGCACGTCACGGAAATTCTTAAGCGGTACGGCTGTAGCACTGGTAGCCCATGTGATACCCACAGTGACTGTGTTTAGCACATACGTATCAGTGTGCAGAATTGCACCGTTTACAGCAGCTACGGAAAACGTACCAGTGGTAAGAAGCAGCCAGCCTATCTGTTCAATACGGTCATACCGTCTTGCCAGTAGTCTATCTTGCCTACGTGCCACAAGGTCTGACACGTCCACAGCGTTATCTGTAAGCTGTCCATAGTTCCTACGTTTGGTAATTTCCGTTTCGTCAATTACCATGTGTTCACCGTACACGCCCGGTTCAGCTACGTACCGCTTTGCACCTACGTGCAGAACGCGGGGTGGCCTACCGTTAAGGCCACGTACTTGCTGTAGCCCGGTGTAATTATCTTCTTGTTCCCATTCTAACGTGTGATTATCAAGCGTATCAATGGGTAGAATAGTAAAAACCATTCTACGTGCTTCAAGGTTTGCTGCCTTGATAGCTGCCACTGTACGTAACACCCTGTTAGAAGGATATACTAGCGTCTGTGCCATATTATTATCTTCCTTTTTGTTGATTTACGCTGTTTGTGGCAGCTTCTTAAATAACCCTTAGAACACCGTTTGAATTTATGCCTGATTCAAGCCTGCCTAGTGCTGCTACAATGGCATCACCCGTGGCATCATCAGTCAGGGCAGCAGGGGTATCACTACCGCTAGCCAGTGCGGTAGCTGCAAGGGCAGTTACTACGCCTGAACCATCGTTACCCGATTTGTTTGCTGTAGAAACAAGGGCAGCAGCAGCCGCATTAGCAGCAATAGCAGCCCGTACTTCCGCTGCTGTGCTGGTAATAGCACTAGAACCGTCTGTAGCAAGGTTCACTACAATGGCCTTGCCAGTGACCACTACGCCTAACACCGCGTTATTGCCCGGCGGGTCAATCAAAGCAATGGTAATTTCATTGCCTTCTGCACCTGACGGTACGGCAAAGAAGTCAATATCATTGTTATTGCCTGTCAATGCCGTGCTAAGCGTAGCAGCGGGTAGGATACCGTACAGTTCTTTAGTATCAAACACACCATCAGGGTATGCTGACGTATAGCTATCACCCACACCAGATTCATCTGATGCCTGACTGCCCATAAAGTGCCTGCCACTTGCATCTACCACTACGTCAAAAGACTGTATCAGCTTAGCAGCAGCAGCGGTACGCAGTGCCTTAAATAGGCCGGGTACAGCAGTTTCTTCAAGAATCTGCCCTGCCTTGTACGTACCTTCACTTAATTTGATAACTGCTTCACCGGGCTGACTTCTAGGGTACAGCGGTAGCAGCTTCTTACCAGTATAAGTAACCGTTTGTAACATAATTTTTCTTTCCTTTTTATTGAAATCTAGCTGCCTTAGCAGCGTGTGATACTGCTACCTATTACTGGTTCACGGCAAACTGCTTGAACGCAGCAGTAATATTACCTTCACCAGCAGCCATAGCCTTAGCCGCTGCACGGCCTTCATCAGTCTGGTTTAGCAGACTTTGTACCAGTGCTGCTTCTTTTTCAGCTTCGGTACGCGTGTCTGGTGCACCACCCTGACCTAACACCGTTAAAGTGGTGTTAGCTACCTGTTCCTGTAGCATGGGGTTAGCAGGTCTAGCCTGAATACTGGCCTTATACTGATTCAGGGCATCAGCAGTAGGCATACCAGCAAGTGACGTAAATAAGGTTTTCACGTCATTTTCTTCTGCTGGTGAAATCTTGCCAGCAGTTTTCATGCTGGAAAGAAAAGCAGTACATTCAGCAGTTATACGGCCTGTACGTTCTGCTGCAAGCTGTGCCTGTAGTGCTGCTATATCCGTACCGGGCTGTGGAATAGCAGCAGGCTGCCCTAACTGCGTAGGCACAGGAATAGGCAAGGCTGCCTGTACGGGTGCAGCAGCAGGCTGTGGTATTCCACCTACCGCTGCTTGAACAGCTACCGCTGGTGCAGCAGCAGGTGCTGCTACAGCCGTGGTATCTGCTACACCTAAGCTGGCTAATACTTCTGCACGTTCAGTTTCTGATAAGCCAGCTAACATTTTCGTTAGAATTTCTTTAGTCATATCTTCGGTTTCCTTTCCTTCTGTTTGTGTACTTGAAACAGCAATAGCCTGCTGTGTGAAAGCTGCTACCGTTTCATCATTAACAGCATAAGCACTAAGTGCTTCTGGCTTACCAGTCTGCTGTAATTCTTTCATCAAATCTTCAAAGCTGCTGATACGGTCAGCCATACCTGCTACTATCGCATCAGCAGCCATGACCATTCTACCCATACCATAATCTTTTTCTACCAGTTCAGCCGATACGCCACGCATAGCAGCTACATCTTCCAGAAATATCTGGCAGGTCTTATCTATTTCTTCTTGAATGATAGTAGCACCGCGTTCTGTATCAGCAGGTGCATTCTTATCAGGTGACTGCCTAGATATGAACCGCTTACGGTTAGGGTACTTACTGGTATCAGCTATAGCCTGTATACCTATACTGCCTACCCGTGCGGTCTTATACATTACAATTTCATCACAAGCAGCGGCTAGCCAGTACGCAGCACTTCCACAGGTGTCACCTACGTAGGCCACTGTTTTCTTCTGGCAAGCCTTAATCATGTTAGCCAGTTCGGAAGTACCATTAACTTCACCACCGGGGCTATCAAAGTCAAAGAAGATGGTATCTATAGCGGGGTTTACTTCGGCCTGCCTAAAATCAAGTGCTATAGTCTGGATGCTGGCAGCACCGCCTGACAGTTCATCAAACATGCTGGCACGTCTGAATATTACGCTGTGCACAGGTATGATGGCTACGTTATCGCGGTAGGTAACGGTTCTGGTAGCTTCCAGCGGCCTACCTAACTGATTAGCTACGGCTACCGGGTCAGTCAGGCCTGCTGCTACGCTTTCAATAATAGCTAAATATTCAGGGGTTACTGCCCACTGAATACTTTGTGCCATCCTTAATGCTGTAGGTATTCTATCTGCCATAGCTATTTAGCGGTGGTGGGTGGGTCTTTCTTCCCACCCTTACCTTTGCCAGTAGAGTCATCAGGGTCTGTCTTTGACTGTTCCCCTGCATCATTGTCGCCTGACGCGTCACCACCATCTTGATTTATCTTTGCCATAGCCATCTTAGCCATTTTTTTCAGGGCTAATTCAGCTTCTGTGGGTACGGGTATACCTAGCTGTGAAGTGATATGCTGCCACTGGCTTTCAGTCAAGTGGCTAGCCAGCGTAGCAGCACTGCTAGCATCTTGTGACCAGTCACGTGCTTCTGTATCACCATACGAAACTTTAGGCAGCAGTTCATCTGCTGCGTCATCACCAAAATTGTACCGTACCAGCGGCTTGAAACAGTCATACTTGACCATTTCAGCAGCCGTATCACGCAGCCAGAATACTATCAGGTCTATCACGCGTGCCTGTGAACCTGTAGCACCTTTTGTTTGATGCGTACTATCACGGGTGGCTAGCTGCTGTAGCAAGATAGCCATAGTAATTTCACTGCCAAACTTATCAAGGGCACGGGTAAATACTTCACCTTCACTGTTAGCTTCAAGCAAGGTAAAGTTAGTACCATCAGGTGCTACACCTACCTGATGATTACGCATCTTGCTAAGCATGTTCAGAAGGTACTGGCTGGCAGGTAAGGTAACATTTTCACCATCATCATTCTTTTTGATGGTTATGCCGTCATCTTCATAGATTACTATTTCTTCATCACCGTTAGGCAGGGTAGCCAGTATACCGGGTATGGCTGACACCATCAAAAATAGCAAGTATTCAGGCCAGCTACGCTGTTTCATTTCCCACCCTTGACGTGCAGCTAGTAGGGCGGTTTGACCACGCGGGTCATTGTCACGCGGCCTGTACGTAAACACGCAAAATTTTTCACGCGGTATTATGTCACGGTCATCAGCCACTATAGTGGTCTGTACTATAGACATTTGACCGGGTTTAGCACCTAGCATGCCTATTTCATTATTATAGGCGTCTACCACAAAGGCTACAGATTCACGCGGCTTAGGCTTGATAGTTTTCAAGCACCACCTACCCGCATCTGCACCACGGGCAGCTATTTCTAGTACCTGTTCTGCTACTTTATTGCCATGTGCGAGGCCTTCAAAGACCATCTGAAACATGGCAGTAGTGAACTTAGGTACGCGGTCTATCTGACGCTGGCAAAAGTCAGCTATATCAGCAGCTAGCTGTACTTGTGGGTCTACTGGTAATTGTGCTGGTGTACTTACATTTACTTCATCATCAGTTTCAGCACCATCAGGTGAAGTGGTGGGCTGTATGGTAGGATTATCACCCTGCTTGTCAGTAGCAGAATCGGAAGGTAACGCTGTAGGGTCTGTGGTCTGTGGGTCAGAAGATAATGTAGGGTCTTGTTCTGCACGCTGCCTAGCCTGCTGCTGTGCAGGCGGTTCACTAATGGCAGGTGTTATCATTAGTTTTTCATTCAAAGCCATCAGTGATAACAGTAACAGCCCTGCAAATACATCAGGGTCTGTCAGCATGTTATCTATGGTCTGATGGCTTAATACGTTCCTATCAGCAGAATAGTCATCAAACTGTGGTAATACACGCGGATTAGCAGCCATGTAAGGGCTACCAGATACATATTCTGCACCCGGTTTAATCTGCTTGTTTGGTTTTATTTGAATTACGTTGCTGCTAGCCATAAGAAAATAGGCCACACTAGCGTGTTCACTCGCTAATGTGGCCTGCATCACTGTACCACGTGGCAAATTCTATTTAATCTGCCTTGTATGCCTTAGTTTTCAATGGGATTCGTAAGAACGCGAAAAACAGACTATTTTGTAACACGGCTGCAAGGGCTAGTCAAGCCTGTTTAGCATTTTTCTACCATTCAGGCCATTTTGTGACCGGGCAGGCTTGCCCATGTAGTACGTTCTGGTACGTCCACACAAGCATCTAAGTATAACACCGTCAAGATGTTCAGTAGGAATGTCAAGGCCGTTCACGTTCAGGTGACCGGGCTGCAAAACAGCTAAGACCTGACCGCAAAACCTACATAAAATGTTCATTTCTGCTGGTTTTCCCATTCCTTCTGGTAGCTAGCCTTCATGCCTGCTTCTGTCAGCCATCCACCGTCTATGACTGTGCCATAATCGTACCACCCCTTACCTACCCACTTGTTAAGCATGGCATAAGCACGCTTAGGGTGTATCAAATGGGCATTTTCTTTAATGATGACACGTGTCATATCACCATCAGGGTTACCTACAGACCTGCACTGTATCTGCATCAGCATCAAAAAGGTTATTTCGTCAGATTTAATCATTCTACAGTTCCTTTTTGCAGTGCCTACAGTACATACCCTTAGTACCGTTCTGTACTGTCCAATGAAAAATAATGCAGCGTAGGTACTTAAATAGTTTAATCATCTTATAGGCCTTTCTAACATAGGTCTAGGCTGCACGCCTAACGTCATATTACGCGGTGCACCTACCGCTGGTGCAGACATGGGTGCAGGTTTCAGCACGCGTGCTTTCTGTGCTAGTGCATAGGCATCAGCTTCATCATCATTCATGCCCGGTGGTGCAAGAAGGGTAGCACCTTCTATACTGCTAAGCTGTTCAAAGGTCTTAGCATCAAATACCATGCAGTCATCACTGCTAATTGTTTGGGCAAGGTCATCATACAGCATCACCTTTGTACGTTTATTAGACTGCCACCCCGGTCTACCATCATCACCTAGTATCAATTTTACCCGTGGCTTATTAGAACTGTTACGCAGATTAGCAAGCACGGCATGCCCGTGGTTATTTCGTTCTACTAATGCAGGTGCATTGTTATAATATTTGCTAATAACTTCAATGTAGGTACTAAAAACATCTACATCAAACTTACCAGACAGTACCGCACACTGTGCACCTGTCTGCATATCCACTACCTGTAAGCTACTATCATCACTATTAGGGTTACCTTCAGCAGGGTCACCGCCTATACCGTACTTCTTATTCTTACGGGGTGGCATGTAGACACGTAAGCCGGGTATTAGCGGTGGCTTTGTCAAGGTTTCCACAGGCAGCGGGTATGATTCACTATACACCCGTTCAAGAAACTTATAGGGCAGCCGTTTATCAAGCTGCTTAGGTGCTAATGCTTCTGTATCGGTAGCAGGGTAGTTTTCATACAGGTCATCTGTACCGCCTATACGTGATTCAGCGTCACGTTTTTGCCTGTCATACCATTCAGGGCTACGTGACGGCCTAACCCACCATGCTAAAAATATAGCTGTCCACCCATTCAGCTTGTTCTTAGCAGCCCGGTAGATGGTCTTAAATTCAGACATAGGCAGTGCTTTGTTTACCTTGCTAAGCAAGACAAGCTGACCACCACCGTCAATGGTAGGTTTCACGCGTAGCAGCAGGGCTGAAAGGTCAGGTACTAGGTCAGCTTCATCTACTATAGCAAGGGTGGCAGTGTATGAGTCACCAGCAGACGTAGGAAATGCACGGGCTACTGAACCGTTACCCATTTGCCACAGGTGACCACCATCAATATCTACGCTTTTAGGTAGCCATTCAAATTCTGGCATGCCCGGTTTAACGTCATTCAACCTGTGACGCATCATTAACCATGCTGGCAGCCGCTTGTACATACCTTTCAAGCGGTCTGTGCTTAACAGGTACACTGCTTCTGTGTCACGTAATGAGAAAAGAAGCACGGTAGCTGCTGGATGAAACAACATAAGCCATAAGGCATAGGCCAGTACCAGCCATGTCATACCTAACTGACGTGCTTTTAAGATTACCACCAGCCTGTCTACCGTTAAAATTTCGGCTACATCTTGCTGTTCTGTCCATAGGTTAAATGGTATCCAGCGTTTTTCAGTAGCATCATAGATTTGCACATAGTTCAGCACGAAATACACAAAATCATCAGCACATTTCTGGCTTTCCGGTATGTGCTGCCTTTGCCTTCTACGCCTTTCAAGTTCTATCTTAGCCTGTTCCGCTGCTGGCAGGTCTTGAAAGCGTAGCTTACTGATGTTTTGTACTGTAGCGGTCACCTGTTTCTTTATAGGTCAAGATGATTCTTACACCGGGTACATATTGACTGCCCTTGCAGCAGGTGTAAGCTACCTTGCCTTTCCCATGCATCACAATTATCACAGCGGTCTAGGTGTGCATCTACCTGTACTTCTAAATCAGATATATCATCACCGTAGTTAATAAGACCTTGCTGCACCGCTACCGTTTCCAGACTTACCGGGCTACCTTGTAACGCATCTACCAGCCGTTTCAGTTTTAATTCATCTAACTTATCCATAACATTAAAACAAGATGCCATCATAGCGGCATAGTGGTCATATAATTCATTAACAGCAGGGTTAGTCACTTCATCATACTTATCAAAGTAGTTAGTTCTTCCGTTTTAGCTTTACTGGCAGCGTCTTTACCGTCTTTCCATATTGCCAGCCGCGTGTATAGCAAGGTTTTGAAGTTAAAACAATCGTGATTGACGGTGATAGGCGGTACAGGTGTAGGATTAGGGCTAGGTGTGGGTGACGGTGCAGGTTTAACAGCATCTTGTATACGTTTTTCTATGACCGCTACACTATTATCAGCCTTTATAGCAGTACTACCAGCTACTTTGATATAGCATGTACCTTCTTGACTACCGGGGTACACGTTAATAATGTTATCTAAAGCCAGCAAGCCTTCTGCTTTCTGACCTGCAATGGTATATTTAATAGTTTCCATGATTTTTTATTGACCTGCAAGCTGTTCCAGTTCTTCATCAGTCAAGGCCGCTACATCAATTCGTATACGTTTCTGGTCTGTAGCCATACCAGTAGCTAACCGTGCCATCTTGCTAGCTACTTCAAAGAATCTAGCCATATCAGTAGCTGACCAGTCTAACGGCTGAACGGTCACCATCTGCCTTACAATGATTCTGCCATCAGGGTCTAGCCCTTCTAGCAGTTCTTCTACGTGTTCAGTAAACAAGGGCACGCGTAACATCTGCCTAACCTTATCAAGCAGTTCCTGTGCTATTTCCCATTCTTGTTCACGTTGTACGTCACGCCTTTCTTCCCATTGCAGGTTACGTAATTCAGCATGTCTACGCTGCTTATCCAGTTCTTTACTGCTATTGTAGTCATCAAAAGCAGCAGCCCGTTCTAACCACTTAAACTGTGCAGAATACCTACGTAGCCCATTACCATGCATACGTAGCTGTTTAGCAAGCCTATCTATCTTACGCGGCCTTTGTTCCTGTGCTAGATACTGCCTAAAATACGTATAAGCTACGTTACTTTCACCAGACCACCTACGCCACACATAGCTAGGCTGTTCTATATCAAGTGTTTCTTGCAGGTCACCCACTGGTACTATCTGCTGATTACCTTCTACCTGTTTCATTTTGCAAATATTTCTGTTAGTACCTTACCGTAGAAGGCTGCCCGGTTAGCCATTTGCTGCACACGGGCTACACATTTGTCTACATTATCGTACCACCCGGTATCAGCACCTGACCGTGCCCACCATTCAAGGCGGTTAACCTGCCAGTCATTAGGTTCTTCACCGGGCTGCTTGATTTCATAGAAGCAGGCAAGGCCATGTATGACTATGAGTATATCTATATCACGGTTCACGTGTGATGACCACAGCTTTTTGATGCGTGCACCGGGTATCTGGTTCACTTTCCGTTTCAGGTCAGCAATCATTGCCTTTTCTGATGCCATAATCAAGCCATCCACAGGGCATATGGATTACCACACGCACGTGAGAAGAAATTCTGAAAACCAAAAAATACTACTCGCAGGACACATAGTAATGCATTGATACATACATTTTGTGCACATCTATACCTTTTTATCATCAATATGTATATCAATGTTAAAGACTGTAAACGCATACATTTACAGCCATAAAATACACCTTTGATATACAGAATTACAGATTTTCCCATCATTTTTTCTTTCAAAAATATTGCCTCGCGTGTGTATTTCTGTGTACCCGGCGTGCCTGCCTTAACCGTAACTATAAGCAAACAAAGGCTTTAACATTGATATACATTTTCAGACAAAAAGGTATATCAAATACACACATTATGTATATCAGGGTGGCTTAAGTGCTTTAATGGCTTAGGTTAGTGCTGGTTAAGGCAGCGTTCATAACCATAAGCCATCATCTAGGCATGTGTCAAGTGCTAATATTAGCCCGATGCACCGGGCTGTTTTGTGGTGTGACGGTCTACCAGTGCATCACGTTGCAGCCGCTGGATAAGTAAGGCTAGCTGACCTACTGGCTGCAAGGCCGTATCAGCTTCTGGCTGCCCTTTCAAGAAGCCAGCAAGACTAGGTGGCAGTTCACCATCATAATCTTCTAACCTGTCTACGTAGGCCTTCATACGTTCCAATAGCGATACGTTCAGGTCACCTTCTGGTTCACCAGATAAGTGGTCATTGAAAAAGTCTGTACAGTCAGCCCACAGCAGTATAGCTTCATCCTGACGCTGTGTTAGCTGCGTCAATCGTTCTATTTCGGTCTGCTGTTCACGTAAAACCTTTTCTACGTCAAGCCCTTCTATTGATTTACCTACCACCTGTGTATCACGGCCTACGGTATCCAGTGGGCTGCCACCTACCATAGACTTCATAATATCCCAATGTTCAGGCTTTCCATATACCCCATGCCACGGGTCAGTACACATCTGTACTTCACCTTCAAACTGCATGGCAGGGTGCAGCCGTGGCTTAGGGCTACCACAGGTAGGACATTCAGAAGGCGTACCCGGTGCAGGCATGTAGCCCTGCTGCGTTAGTTCCTGAAATGACTTTTCATTATCAGCTATGATAGTAGCACCTGCATCAGCAGCTTCTACAAAGTGCTGCACATCACCCACTTCTTGCAGCATGTCTGCCCGGTACTGTGCAGGGGTTATAAAATGTTCCTGAAACAGTAAGGCCACACCGTCATCATTATCAAGGTCAGCTACAAACGCCTTAAGTGCATTCAAACAGTTATAGAAGCCAGCCTGAAATACCTGATAGTCAGGGTGTGACTTAATAGTAGTCATACTATTACTATAGTCATCAGCAGCTTCATCCCACACAGACTGGTGCACAGGTTCTTCTGATGACTTTTCAGGAAACATACCATCAAATACTGCTTCAAGGTCTGCACCGTTCAATTCATCAAACACATCACCCTGTGGGTGTTCGGTTTGAACGTCATCAGTTAGCGGTGTTTCGTCAGCAGCTAATTCCTGTAGCTGGCTTACTGCGTCAGCTTCATCAGTAGCATGTATGACTACATCTGCATCACTAGCCGTCAGTTCAGTAGGCTGACCTACAATATCAGACAGGTCTAGCCCTTCTACAGTGTCAGCAAAGCTGCCACCCGGTTCTTTTGTTTCGTCATTCATAGTGTTATCTTTTCCTTTTTTTCTTTCATCCATTCACAGGTAGCGGTATTATAGCGTACCCGTTCAAATTGCAGGGCATGGTAGTATGCTGGTGCACCACCATGCCCTTCTTTGGGCTGTTTCTTCGACTTAAATAGCCTTCCCACTAAAGCTATCATAAGCACTATCAGCCCAAAGATTAAAACTATAGCTACCAGTAGCCATCTAACAATGAAATTTATTACTTTAATCAAAGATATTACCTGCTTGACTGGTTAATAGCTGCGTTTCTGCCATCAAACTGCCAGCTTGCTGACCTAAGACAGACCTAATAGTATTGCTAATACGTTCATAATCCATAGTAGCTAACTGTGCATCAGTCTTAATTTTAGTAAACTGGCCACCAGTTACGCCTTCAAGTTCGGTAAGGCTGTCTGCATCCATTGCCGCTAATATGCCCGTGGTTTCTTCCACAGTCTTTAGCTGGTGTAACATAAGCACTACTAACCCCTGATGCAGGGTTTCAAGGTCTGACGTACTAAAATTAGGTACGTATTCAGCCTGTGCCCATTCACCGGGCAGTGCATCAAGATAGCACCACATACGGTCATCAGTGTGCTGGTGTCTATAAGCTACTAATGTTCGGTCATTAAGCTGACTAGGTTGTACTTGTAGTAGCTGCCCTAGCTGCTGACCATCACTGTTTTTTGACCTATGCCAGTATAAACCGGGCACAGTAGGCTTAACTTCTGACCATTTCAGTAATTCTATCATCTTCTATTTCCCTTTCAGCTATTATAGTTACTACTATTTCTGACTTCGGCTTGCCCTTCTTAACTTCTGGTGGTAACTGTAGTGCTTGATGGTCTGGTGACCTGAACGTAATAGTATAGCTGTCTATTTGCAGGTCACCTGCAAGCTGTGCCAGCTTATCTATTAGACCTGCTACAGTTCTTTCTTTCTTAACCATGTTCTATTTCTTTGGTATCGGCATACTTGACCAGCAGCACGGTAGGCCATTCTACTGTGAACGTGACGCGGTAGTATTCACAGGCCTTGTTATAGCATACTGCCCGTTCTTCCGTGTCAGGGGTAGCATGTGCTACAAACATATTACTACCACAGCCGTGACATAACAGAATGCCACGGATACGGGCAAGCTGGTGCAGGCGTATCTTACGTTCAGATAGCAGCGGCATCTTCTTTCTGTTTCTGGCTGGCTGCCAGCCTGAACGCTGCGTCATTGGTAACTATGGTAGGTTCATTACCATACTTACCATCTAGCCCTTTAATGTAAGTACGGGCTGTATCATAGGTGACAGATGACAGTAATACTTTATCATGGGTAACTATTGCCCACATAGGATTCTGTAATTCGCTTGTTTCGTTTTCCATTTTTGATTACCTCATGCCTGCAAAGCCGTCTGGTAGCTAACATCTTCTAATGGTAAGTGTGCATCACTTCTGCTTTTCGGTATCTCAAACTGTGCAATGCTTTTCTTACGGTAGCTGGTGGCTGATAAATCATTACGGCATTGCTGACACATCAGAAACTTCTTAGTAGGTACTTTACCACATTGCACGCACAGGCCAGCTTTCTTACGTTCTAAGTACCGGGCAGTAGACTTACCAGCATGCCGTTTCACGTCACGTTTCAAATGCTTCTTGCATCTACGCTTACCCTTGACTGCTTTTGCCTTGCATTCGATGCATAAACCCTTAGCTATTCGATTTGCACGAAATATACGTTGCTGTTCTGCTGTCATTAGCTTACGTTTTTCCAAGTATCATCTTTACCTACCGTCTGAATGACTGCCACCCCATTAGTAGGAAAGTCAGCAAGCCTAAATACCTTACCACAGTAATGACAGGTATGGCTTTTATGGGGTGGGTTAGTCCACTGCCCTGTACCGTTACAGCTACTGCATTCTGCACCGTTAATAAAGATACCGGGCATACTGTATGACCGTTTACCAGTACCGTCACACATTCGGCATGGTTCAGGCTTATCTACATGCTGCTTATGACAGGCAGGGCAGAATACAAGCTGGTTCAAACTATCCAGTATGAATATTTCAGCATCAGCCTGAACATACAGGCCATCATCAGCGGTCACAGGCCAGATAGTACCGGGCTGCCCGTACCGCCACGCTATCAGGTCACCACCACTGTACCCGGTTTCTACCAGAATTACCATGCTATCTTTCAGATAGTAGAATATACCTACATCAGTAGGTACTACAGTGTCATGTTTGATTATCTGTATCATTAGTATTTTCCTGTGCATTCAAACAGTTCTGCTTTGACCAGCCCACCTACTTTGATGATTTCAGCAGGTATAGGGTGTTCTGATTCGGCCTTGCCACAGTCAAGGCACAGTTTATCAAAGGTCAGGGTAACCTTTGGTACTAGCTGGTAGGTTCTAACGCGTGCAAGGGTAATCAGGTAGCAGGGTAGTGGGCAGATATACAGGGTAAGTCTGTCATGGTCACCATCCGTACCGTCAAAGATTTCTTCAAATTTCCAATAGACACCTAGCCATATATCATGCGGCTGCCAGCCTACGTTAACGCCCTGCCAGTCTGTACTGGTGTGCGTGAAGTTTGCCCGGTCTATCGTGCCCGGTTCTAAAGCTGGCATGCTCGCATTATGTAAAGTTTTCCAGACGTTCACTGCCAGCCACGCTACGTAAAAGCCTACTACCAATACCAGTATTATGTTAAATATCATTTTGCTTGTACCCCTTCTTTTATGGCCTGTTCTAAAATCTGCCTAAGCAGGTCACTTACTGTTATACGCTTAGCTGCTGCCATCCTACGTAGTTTATTTTTGATTTCCTTATCTACGTATGCACCTACCAGCACCCCTTTTCTTTGATGTACCTTTGTCAAGTCTATCATATTGTTACCCCTAATGTGATTTCTATAGTAGCCTTGTGTTTTTCATTACCAGCCCGTGCTTCTATCATAGCATACAGCTTACCTGTTTTGCTTTGAACGGTCACAGGCTGCCATTCCTGTGGGTACAAAAAATACCTACGGTGGTCATCCTTAATAGCTGGCTTATCAAGATTAAATTCAGACCAGAACACATTACTGGCTACGTGCAAAACGACACCCACAGGCACGTGCTGTGAAAACTGATGACTGGTGTTAATTAGATGCTGCTGTACCTGCTTATCAGTACACAAGACTAACCGGGCAGGCATGCTGAAATTTATCTGATGAATGATGACCGGGCTGAACGTACCTAGTAGTAGGTCTAGCCCGGTTACCGTGCCATCAAGCTGTTTTTTCGGTAGACTTAGCTTTAGCTGTTTCATCAGGTACTATACTTTTCTTTACGTCACGCTTTGCACGGGGTGCACGTTTCGGCTTGCTGGTTAGCTTCTGGAAACGGTCAAGCAGTTCAGCTAGTATTAGTTCACCATCGTCACCTTCTAACTGTGACCAGACATGATTAGCTACGGCTGCTTGCAGGTCTGCATCAGACATGCTTTCAAGTGCTGGCATCTTCTTAATATCTTCCAGCAGGTTTTCTTTAGCGTGCTGTTCCAGTTTTTCCAGATATGGCTGTATCATAGCAAACAGATTACCTGCCAGTAGTTCATAGCCGTCAGCACGGGCACTGGTAGCATAGCTAAAGATGGCTGGTGCAGCATGCGGGTCATGGTCAATGTCAAGTACAAAGTAGTTACACTTTGCATGCTTCTTGCCCGGTTCGCTGCTACCGTCTACACGTCTTACCTGATACTTAGAATACAGGCCGCGTTCACGGTCTGGTAGTTTTTCACTTGCTAGCTGACTAATAGCCCTATCTAGTATTTCATCAGCATTGACGCGGCCTTGCAAACGTCTAATTGCTTTCTTATAACCACTACTATGGTTATGCTTTCTTTTGTTTTTCTTTGATGCTGGCATTTGTTTTGTATGCTTGCGTGCCTTCTAACCATGCCTGACTGAACGCATAGGTACGGGTAATCAGGTAGCATAGCCGTTTATATTTAATGTTCAAGGCTGCTGCTATAGCAGCCCGGTCTAATCCCTTAGCAGCCAGTTCCTTTACCCGGCCTGCATCAGGCTTGTCTTTTTCATTTCTGCCATAGGGCAGATGATAGGCATGTGTAGACATATTAAAATAGGCCTGACTGTGTACTACCTAGCAGTTCAGAAGGCCGTTTAACTGGTAATTGACAGCCACGTACCGGGCACATTAACTGTGCACCCATAATGTAATCTAACACCTGTACGGTCATCTGTACATCATTTTGGCAGTAACGGTGCAGCCGTTCGATTTCACCCCGCTGGTACAGCATAGGTGCAAGTGCACCGCCTTCATCATCATTCTTACGTGACAGATGATTAGCACGGGCAAGGTCATCTAGCCTGTAGCCCTTACGTGCCGCAAAAGGTGCGTTAGAAAGGCCTGCTGCATCTATGACCTGTTCATATATATCATAGCTTTTTTCTTTGGGTATGGTTATATTGATAGCTGCCAGCAGCTTATTATCAAACCCGTGGTTATTGAATCCTACTATGTAGTCAGTAGAACTGAATAACTTTTGCAGATATTCCGCATCTGTAGGGTCATCTTCTGGCAGCAGGGTGTGCATTTCATCATTATCTGTATCAAAAGCACAGACCACTGACACGCCCATGCCAGCATAGTCACCCCACCCTTCACAATACTGTAGGCCTTCTACTACCCGTTCATTACGGCCTAGTATCATCTTCTTTATTTCGCAGTCAAAAATTATCATGGTGTCTTTTCCTTTTCTTCTTGTAGTTCAAACTGTAGATAGGTATTTGCTTTTTGTAAATCTTCCAGCCTACCGCTGGTTTTCAAACCTGCCCTTAGTATGTATTTCAACACGTTACCTAGATTAAAACCTAGTTTCCATGCCTTGATGATAGTAACCACTTCTATACCAGCTTGTTTGTAGTAATTCGGTCTGATGGTATCTATCAATTCTATCAGCGGTACATCTTCATTTTCGATAGATTCAGCACATCTAGGACAGCAAGCATAGCGGTCAGGGGTACTGGCATAATTAGTTACCCCTGTCATGCCAGCACCACAGCCTTCACAAAGCTGTTCAGCGGTAGCCTGTTCTACAAAACTGACATGATGACCTGAACAGCAAAAGAAATATTCTCTATTACTATGCTGCCCTTGCATTACCAGCCAGTTTACCCGGTGTTTACTTTTACTTTCCCTATACGTTGCCTTGCAGAAACTGCACCGGGTACTGCCATATAACATACCGGGCACGGTGTATGCTTTTCTACCATTACTAGCGGTAGATATTCTGCGTGTTAAGCCTATACCTGACCTGTTAGTATCACAAGTATGCCCCATGAAACCACCAGCACCATCACGGTCACACCATGCATCTTGCGGTTCAGAATGGCAAGGCCATTCTGATATATCTGTTTCTTTGTTCATTTAACACCTACCAGTTCAGGATGATTAGGTTCAAAGTTTGTGCGGTTTTCCCATTCAAATTCTTTTCGGTACTGATGCCAGCCGTAACGGAAGTTACCGGTATGCTTACAAACCACTTCTAAGCCGTCTACATAGCCATCAGACATGATAGCCTTGATTTGTCTGGCATGGGTACAGGGTGTAGCTACATGTTCAAACGGTGACGCATGCATACCGCCTTCTAGCTTGCTGAACAGGTCTAAATCTTTCAGCCAGTCACGCGTACCATCATGCTGTTTATAGCTGACGCGTGCACACCTAGCTGTGGATACCTTTTTCAGTTCTTCTTTAGGCAGTGCATGCAGTTCGGCTTGCCTGATAAACGGTAAGTGCCAGTCATGGTAGCCTAGCAAGGTAGGCTTGCTAGTATAGTAGGCAAGCTGCATAGCATCGGCAGCAGCTTTCATTTCAGGCTGTGCATCAGGGTGACACCGCTGCCAGAAAAAATTATCAAAGTCTACAGCAGTTACCACGGCTGTGTGCCACATGAACGGTTCTAGCAGTCTGTTAGCTACCTGCTTGTGCAGCTTAGCAGCGTGCAGTCTGCTTACCATGTCTACTGAACTACTAGCTGCACCTGACCATAGCTGCTTACACAGTGACTGTTCTGTTTCTGGTAGTTCAACACCAGCCTGCATACCGGGCTGATTAGTACCCCATTGTACAGGCATGGCTGGTTCAGTGTAGGCACGTGCCATCATCTTTTCTATAGGTATAGCACGACTGCTGGCACTGTTACGGCTAAAAACTCTGTGGGTGTTAAATTCAGCAAGTACAAAACGGTGCATAACTACTTCAAAAGTGGTTAGCCGTACACCATCAGGGCTGATACTATCACATATTATGCTGGCTGTAGGTTTCATAAGTTATTTTTGTAGTTCCTTTACCACTGCCCATACTATTTTTTCACACGTCTGGCACGCCTGTATGGGGTTATTTTTGAAAGCATGTGCCAGTGATGCTACCTTGACCAGCGTAAACTGCATACTGTCAGGCTGAAAACTAATACTGTACGTAGCGTTATCGGCCTGCAAATTTTCCACAGTGGTGGGATTAGCTGAACCGATAGCCGTAATATGCGTGTCACTGTGACGTGCACCACAGAAGTTACAGACTTCACTTGCCATCTTTTTCTTTCCTTTTGATGAACAGGTTACCACCCTTGTAGTGTCTGGTAGTGCCATCTTCTAATTCCAATGTTAGGCTTGCCTTGCCCGGTTCACCTATCTGCATATACCCTTTTTGCAGGGTAGCTATCAAGCTAGCATTAGCTGCTTGTGATTCTGGTGGCAGCGGTCTGATGATACTGGCAGCTACTTTGTATTCAGTATCACCTAAATCTGTGCAGACTTGTACACATTTCTGACAGAACAGAAGAAAGTGGCCGGGCATAATCTGTACCGGTTCAAGCACAGTAACAGATTCACCGTCCACTGACCTATATCCTGACGGGTAGTGGCATAGATTACATCTGGCCGATGCATCGAATTGAAGGGCACGTAGCTGGTCAGCATTGCCAGCGTGTAGATATTCTGTGTTCATTTGTTTTCTTCCAGTCTTTGCCAGTCAGCCTTAGTACGTTTTTTGGCTGCTTGCTTTTCTACTTTACTTACTACTTTATCAATACCTTCACCTATACTGTTTAATAGGTTGCCCATTTCCTTAGTCAGTTCATCAAATTCTTGCCTTAATTGCTTACCAGTCTTTACTTTTGGGCAGTCACAGCACTTAGTACACCTATCGCAGATGGTATGTATTAGGGTTTCACCCGGTATATAGTGTTCACAAAACTGCCTTTCTTCTGGTTCTGAATAGTACGGCATTAGTTTGAACTGTCAAGAGTATGTTTCATACCGCATTTCGGGCAGGTATAGGTATTCAGGCACTTACCTACATTTACACCTTTCTGGTACATGCCTTCATGGTCACACAGGCCTATTTCATAGTACCTGATTTCTTTTTTCCAGTAGTCAAATTCCATGCCGTAACCCCGCCTAAGTTGTTCAGTTCAAATACCACGGGTATCATTCTGTCAAACTTAGTGCCATCATTCGCCCGGTGTAACTGCCTGCTACACCTAGCTACCGTACACCAGCCATGCAGATGGGTATTGCTAGCCAGTTCTGCTGCTGTGATAGGCTTGAAGATGTTAGGTGCAGTGTTATAGTCACCAAAAGCAGGCAAGCCGTACATATCAATGAATTGCTGTAGTTTGGTAGGGTCTGTAATATCCCACCCTTGAAGTAATTTAGGGTCACGCATATTATTCATCATCCTGTGTATCTGATTCAAAAAGCAGCCATACCATAGCACACGCTGCTATTATTAAGCCTGCTGCTAGACCTGTTAGCATATAACCTGCCACATTATTCATATAAAGGGTACTTCTTTGCTGGTATTACAGGTGCAGGCGGTAATGCTTTACTGCACCACGGGCAAAATAAAAGGCCAGTAAGCATATATACGCTGCTACTGACCGTGTGCCACTGCTGACCATCAAAACGTACTTTGCCATCTTTGATGGCTTTACGCAGCTTTGCACAGCAATAAGCCATTAGTGGGCTACACCAGCGGCCTTATGCATGACCTTACGTGCTTGCAGCTTGCTATCAGCATCAGCCAACGTATTACCGATAGTACCGCTAAGACCTACTGTAGTCAGGTCAGGCAGCATAAAGGGCTGATACAGGCTTTCTACAAGGTCACGCAGTTCACGGGCTACTTCCACCGGGCACATGATTACAAATTCATCACCACCTAACCTGAATACACGGGCTGCCATCTGGTACTTCGATGCTGCCAGATGCAGAACCTGTGCCATATTCTGTATAATTTTGTCACCTACGTGAAAGCCTAGTACCTTGTTTACCATGCCAAAGTTATTAGCATCAAACAATATGAAGGCTATATCAGGGTCTGCTTCTGCTGTGGGCTGTGCAAGGTCAAAGGCACGCCTGTTAGCAAGACCTGTCAGGGCATCCATGTTAGCAGCACGTTCTGCCCGGTCACGCTGTTCTTTTCCTTCTGGAAAGACCGCATCAGCGAAAAACCGCCTTGCCCCTGTAAAGTAGCCGTTTTGCGGAAACATTGTTATTTGCATATAGTTAGGGTGGTGTTTAACACCATAACTGGAATGATAGCCCATAATTGTTTAACCTGTCAAGTTTAATTTACAAGAATTTTACCACAGGTTTAGGCTTTTTATCCACTTGATATATTCAGCCACGTCTATATGGCACATACTATCTAGCCCGTAATGAAACTTAGGTGGGTCATTGTTATTAGGTACTACTACATACCATGCCTGTGCAAAGGGTGGTGTATCGGCATACCAGACACCACCGCACAGCCAGTTCATGCCAGAAAAAACATATCCGTAGCCCATTCTGCCAGCTTCTTGTTCTAGGTAGATAAAATTTAAGCCTTCACGTAGGCCGCTATCACTACCGTCTAGGTTTATCTGATGCATGTTAGTAGAATCTGATTGTGCTGGTAGTAGCTTCTGCTTCTTGCAGGTCTGCTGCAAAATCTTCATCAAATCTTTCAGTAGCCCGGTTAGCAAATCGGGTAGCTAGCACGGTCTGACATTTACCGCACTTAACCGTATCGCACCGCCACACCTTATAAGGCTGGCTACATTCTTTTATCTTGATATTCAATAACCAGCACGCCTATCTGGTCTACCTGCATTCTGTGGTTACATTGTACACATATTTCAATTAACATAGTTTTTTACCTTTAGTCATTCCTTTAGGTTTTCTTTTCATAGCTACTTCACCACAGCAGGCAGGGCAAAGCTGCCACAGCTTACCGTAGGCCTTAATACGCTGTTCTATCTTGTGACCACCTGCCCATATACGGGTAACGGTCAGCATGCCACCAGCCCGTACAAAGGCAGCAGTGATGCGTGCTGCGTCATACGGGCAGCGGTCATCACGGTCACCATGTGGCTGGCAGGTAGTACCACAGCGTACATGTTCAGCTAACCGGGCGGCTACCGTCTTATTAGTAGTACCTGTGTAGTGACTGACCTTGATGCCGTTACCTTTGACCAGTGCCACGCTGCTGCACACTAGATAACATCTGTAGCTTCTTTTCTTCATCTTATGCATTCAGGTGCACAGCCCGTGAATCTGATACCATCAGGCCTGACGTAGCTTTTAATTTCATGGTACAGGCCTACATGCCCTATGATTTCTTTTGTAGTACCACACCACTTGCAGATAGTGACAATGGCTGGTATACCAGCAGCCCGTATTTCAGGTTCAGGGTGTGGTACTTCCACCTGCACGTATCTATGATTTTTTCTAGTCATCTAAAGTATTTCTTAGAAAATACGTGCAGCGGTTTGATAATCTGAATCAAGTACAGTTCTTTCATTCGGCTGTACCCTTCATAACTACTAGAACAGATATACCAGTAGTTACCACCGGGTAACCCGGTCAGCAGTATAGCTTCATGTACCGGGTTACCTTCTGCGTAGGCTACAGCTACCAGATAAGCAGCATGCGGTTTCAAAGTTTCATACAACGTGTGCACCATTTCCTGTGGTAGAACAGGTGCAGCATTTTCATGCTTACGAATAATCTTTGAAGGGTCAATATATTTCATATTATTTTGTTTGATAGCCTGCTGCTGTCCATGCTTCTTTGGTAAAATCACTGCCAGCCTGCTTAGGTGCATCTATCTGACGCAATGCACGCAGCAGGTCTACAGTGGTATCAAAGTCAGCAGGGTGACAGGTAGCAAGTGATTCTGATAGCCTGTAGATTTCATCAGCGGCTGCTACCTTTTCGGCCGGTGGTTCAGGGTAGTGACGTTCAGGCTGGTCAGTAATATCTTCTTTACTACCATCTTCATGTAAGATGTGCACGCTGACCAGTTCACTGGTCATAGGTTCACCGCCACCCATCATACGGGTTATCTGGTCACCTAATGAACTGCTAGGTAGTTGAACGGGCTGTGTGACCTGTTCAAATGCCCTATCTACCAGTTCTGCTGCTGGTGAACCAGCAGACAAGTCTGCTTCATCTGCCATTTGCCTGTTACGTATGCAGATGCTGTCAGGGCATGCCTGCCAGTCACAGGGCATGCCTTGCTTGTGCAGCTTAGGTGAAGCCTTGATAGCTTTTGCTTCTGCTTTCTTAGCAGCAGCGGCCTTATCAGCCGCGTACTTTTCAGGAAAGATAACGCTGTACAGGTCATCACCTAATTGACCACGGTATTTTTCAAGAAGCAGCTTACCGTACCCGGCCTGACCACGGGAAAGGCTAGCTGCATTAGCTAGACTATGCCCATATTCAATATCATTACGATTAAAGCCTGCCCGGTCATCAGCCATAGCACCATCACAGACGCTAGCAAGAAGCTGTAAGGCCTGATGTACGGCCTGCACTTGTGCATCAGACAATACAGCAGCTTCTATAGCAGCCTTCTGTTTACGGGTAGGTTCTACGTAGGCAGCTTTCAGCCGTGCATAGGTGGCATCAGTCATGGCAGTATTCTGCCAGATATAATCAAGGGTATCAGGTGCTATGGTCAAGTCAGCCCGGTTTACTATGATATTTCTAACAGCATCAGTGCCCATAGTAGCCCATGCACCGTGCTGTGGATTATTCCATGTAAAACCAGCCTTACGTGCTACATCTTTCTGGCTAAATTCGCAGACCAGTATAAAGACTGGTCTGCCATCTGGTGCGATTTGATGAAGTAAATACATATATTTAGCAATCAATAATGGCAAAGCCGTATTCTTGTGAATTAAATATCTGCCAATAAGGAAATTCAACCTTGAATGCTTCTAACTGTGCAGGGGTTAAAGCATCAGTATGTACTTTAATGACTGCAAATTCACCATGTTTAGTACGTTTCATCGGCATAACAGGAAATTTACCGTTATAAGTAATACCGTGCGTTTCAAAGAACGCTGCTAGTCTACGTTGCTGGTTAGTTTTATAACGTCGCATAGTCTTATTTGCTGGCAGCCTGTGCTGCCTTCATGCGTGATATGTGAAGATTGTAAGCTACATGGATATGCTTGCACTGCCTGCCATGATTACGGATATAGTGAAAGTCAGTGCAGGTGCAGCTAGCCAATTTCTTACCGCTGGCAGCAGCTACCATGAAAGTAACCACATAGCTGGTAGGGTGGTAGTGGCCTTTATTCACTACTACGTACTGCCTGAAATGGTCAGTCAGCTTTACCACAAACTTATCAGAAGGCTGTGGAAACCGGAAGCATGAAGGGTCAATTTCTACCATCATATTCAGCGTGTTCTTAGGCGTGAAGGTCATAAATGAAAGTTCCTTACGGTCAGGGCTACTGACCATAAGGAAATAATACAGGCTTGCAGACATCTTGTCAAGTAAACTTAACAATTATTTTTCATCTTTATTAAAAAGCATGCCTTGCACTATTCCTGAACGAACTTATTTAGACCACGTATGTAATAATCACTGCCCGGTGCTGTTACTACCAGCGTTTCTTTACACCGGGTCATACCCACATAGAACTGCCTGATAGTTTCATCACGGCCTTCTGGTACTGACCAGTTATCGTAACCCCTTCTTGACAGGTCTGGCATCAGATAGACCACATCAGCTTCACCACCTTTGACGCTATGAATAGTACCTATCACTATAGGTGGCGTCATTTTTAGCACGCCTGCCCGGTGTTTCTCTACTATAGTGCACAGATAATCAAACTTTTTTTGATTCGCTTTAGCTACATTATCCATGAACCAGCCTAGATGACCGTTAGCCATCTGAATAAGCTGACTAGGTTCTAGCAGCATACGGGCAAATTCACTTCCAGTAGGTGCATCATCCATAGTATCTAGTGCCTTACCCTGACCGCGTTTAAGAAAACCTGACACTGACATGACGTGCAGCCATGCATCAAGTTCTTCTTTTGACCACAGCTTAACGCTGGCTACCTTCTGCCATGCTTCTAGGTTATCTTCAAGTTTCCAGCCATGCAGGTGTGGTGCTAGAAAAGCAAGTAAGGCGGCTACACCCTTGCCCTGTCCAAGTGGATTCCAGTCACCGCGTTTCTTTCTAAACGGATTATGAAAAGGCAAGCCTTCTTTTCTTAGTTCCTGTTTCAAATCGTTTAGCATGTAAGCACAGCTAGTCAAGAACATTACAGACTTACCCTGCTTTAGATACCCTTCTGCATCTTTCAGCAGGGCTAGCGGGTTATTAAATGAACCATCACCTAACCAGCGTACATCACCCATAACCGGGCTGCCATCTTCATCTACCCGTGGCTTATAAATTTTAGACTGCCTTCTGGTTAGCATTTCCACCCACCTGCCAGCTACCCTGTGCACTTTCTGTGGTACACGGTAAGACTGACTAAGTATGTGCTTATTCTTTTCAGGTATGTCATGTTCAAAGAATGTGCTGGCTGATGCACCCTTGAATGCATATATGCACTGGTCATCATCACCACCTACTATCAGCCTATCAGTATGCATACCCCACTTACGTACCAGTGCCCATTCAAGCGGGGTCATGTCCTGTGCTTCATCAATAAACATAACAGCAGGGCTACCCGGTGCGTATACTACCCGGTCAAGTGCCATAGCTATCATATCAGTGAAATCTATACTAGCGGTATCAGTTTTGTATTGCTGCCAGCACCGGGCAAAGTCTTTTACAATAGGTGACAGCCATGTAGTAGACCGCTTAGCACGCATAAGCTGGTACTTACCTAGCAGTTCATCACCTTCACCGCCACCAGCTAGCGTGCCATCATCCATAGGGTTATCTATGTCAAGGTCTTGCTTTCCTATCGCATACTGTGGGTGTTTGATATTCCACTGGTGTATCAGTTCTTTGTTAGTTTCCAGCAGCTTAGGTTTACCTATCACGCGGTAAGCATGGGCATGCAAGGTAGCTACCTGTTCAGGTGCTAAAGGTAGGTCACGGCCTGCAAGTTCCACAGCAGCAGCTTTAGTGAAGCTGGCTACCAGAATATTTTCACTACCATACTTCTTAGCGGCTAGCTTAATTTGACGTGACATGTAGGTAGTCTTGCCTGTACCCGGTGCACCATAGATTTGATGTTCAGTGCCCCATTCATCTTTTTCTTCTATGTCATTCATACTTACTAAAAAGACTACTTACCTGCATATTCCACATCATCAGCGTCAGCATCCAGTTCAGCCCTGACAGCGTTAGGCGGTAACCATTCAGATGGTAGGCAGTAAACAGATACGCTGTGCTGCTTGTCACGGTCATCACGCACATTAAAGACTTCACGGGGTGCATTTAATCGTTTCAGCAAGCCTATCAGATGTTTCTTTTCAGCCTTGTACCCATAATTTCTTTTAGCGTACTTCCACAGTTCAAGGGCATGCACGCAGACCATACCATTTATAACGGCTGGCTGATGACGTGCAGCTACAGCCCGGTGCTGCTTTTCAGTGGCATTAGATAGTAGATGTTCAGTCAGGTAGCTGGTCAGTATTTCACGTAATTCGCCTACTTCTGTGGCTTCATCAGATATTTCTACGTCTATGGCAAGGTCAAGCATTTTCTGTGCTACGCTTTCCCACATAGGTACTTTCATTTGCCTGACTACCCGGCCTATGGTATTAGCTATATGATTTCTAAATACGTGCTGGTCTATTAAGCCTTTCGCGTCACCCATATTCTTTATCTTGCCGTTATCAAAATGCACAATAAAGGTAGGTGGTTCAGTAAGCTGCTTTTCTATCTTGACAATATCAAAGCCTAGTAGGGTTTTCAGGTCTGCTTGTATGCCCGGTTTATCATCAGGGTCACGATGATGGTTAGCTACTTGTGCACGTTCACGCTGCACAAACATCTTATTACGTGCTTCTGCCAGTGTACGCTGGTAGTAATCTAACCGTGGTTTTTCATCTTTGTGTTTCCGTCTATGGGCTATCAGTAGATTTACAGTAGTCTGGTCATCAATGCCTGCACCTAGTGCCATGTTAGCCAGTGCCATATCATAGCTGCTACCTGACTGGTCTTGCAGGTCTTTTCGTGTTCTATTCCATGTAGCCTTAAACTTAGGAATGTTATCACTAAGTGCTTCAAAAGTATCAGTATCAATGGTAGCACTTTCACTGATAGTTACTTGCAGGTCATTAAAAGGTACGTTACTGGTTACTGGTTTAGGCTTAGCACCGTTTACAGGTGGGGTGACTGGTGCAGGGGTGGCTGGTACGTTTGCCCTAAGTTGTTCTAGGTAGCCTTCAAGCTGTGCAGGTGTATAACGTAGGTCTGTATCAAGATGAATGACGCTAGCTGTAACCGGGTTAGCTGGTATCTTCCAGTTCAGCGTACCCGGTACGCGTAAGACGCGTGTAGTATCTTGTGTGGCGTCTACGTCATAACCTATCAAGCCTGCTTTATATTTGAATAGACGCTGCCAGCTTTCCAGTAAACCTGCCATAGCAGGTCTGGTAGTTTCATCAAAGGTTACAAAGTCTTGAAGCAGCCAGTAGGCATGCAGACCATAGCCGCTGTTAATTAGGATAGACGGTTTCAGGTCTACACTATTTACAAAAGCTATGGCTTCATCTATGGTAGCTGGCAGGTTTTGCTTCTTATGGGCTAGGCTGTTTTGTATGTCCACATCAAGATGAAGTGAACCTATGCCTAGTACGTCAGAAAGTTTACCCCTGCCACGGGCTAATTTAGGTAGGGTGCTTACACAAAAGTATACATCAGTGCCTGCTTGTTTTTCCTTTGCAGCATACGCGGCTGCCTTCTCTACTGTATCAAAAAAATTATTGCGTTTCGTGTCTGCCTGTCTGTTTAGTTCCCATACCAGAATATGATGACCTGCTGGCTTTTTGGAAAATATTGCATTCAGGAAAGACAGGGCATGGTTCGGCATAGCTGGTTCTATGTACCCTTAGATACATTACAGTCAGTGGTTAAAAATGGGCAGGCCTTAAGCTGCCCATATTTGCCCGGTCAGGTGTCAATTTAGAAAGGTGCTTGTGAACTACCGCTAGGTGCAGTGTCAGGGTTACCTGACGGTTCAGCAGTAGCAGGGGTGGCAGGTGCAGCTTCATCAGTCTGACTAGGCATATCAGCCAGCGTTTCTTCTGCTACATTCTTTTCAGTATAGCCCTGTTCTACCGCATCATCAGCATCTAAGGCTTGCTGGAAAGGTGCACGCAATTCACGTACCTGTGCTTCTTCTTCCGGTGTCAGGTAGCGTACCGCTTTAGGTACTATCTGGCTGTAGGCTATCTTAGCGTCTACCTTGATAAGACTTAGGCTAGTCAGTACTGACAAGTAAGACCGCCTGCCACCTGCCAGCCGTTTGAAGTACTGCTTTAACGGCATGATGCTGGTAGCAGGTGCACGTATCAGCACGGGTATTACGCTGTCTGTTAGCAACATAACCAGAAACCGTTTATCTTGACATGACTTGCCACCACCATTAGCAGCACTGCCAAACTGGTTATGTGGGCAGGTGCTACACAGAAAGCCAGCAGCAGCACGTACAGGTGCACCTATTTTGCCAGTATCCATTAAGGTTGCTTCTTTGTCATTGTAGAAGGCCATAGGGTTACCTACCCCATGCACCATGTCATTAGATTTGCAGTCAGGCTGTTCTTTACCGCCTGATTCAGCAAAAGACTTAACCCACCATGACTTTTTATCTGCCCACCCTATGATAACGCCTGTAAGTTCCTTACGGGTATCATCTTCACCTTCAAGCACTGTGGGCACTTCCCACTTAGTAGCACCCTGTGAAGGCAGCTTAATCTTATCAAGGTCAGCCAGCGTTAGCCCGGTAGCACCAAAATTTTCAGCCACTACCTGCTGCATACCACCGCCTTCACTAGAAAGTGCTAGTATGTCACTTTCACCTTTGACCGTTAAGGCCTTTTCTGTGTTTTCGGTTTCAGCTACCCCTTCTGTGGCAGCCACTTCATCTTCTTTTTTCTTTGCCATATATTTAGTTCAAGTGTTCCAGTGTTATCACGTTCAAGTGTAACGGTCAAACACCCACAGGGGTGGGTGCACCAGCAGGCCTAGCTTCCAGCCAGTTCTGCCATTCATTGTAAAGGGTATCACTATTTTCATACTGCAATAGTGCTGCCAGCTTTACTAGGTATTGGTACTTAGGCATAAACTTGCCCTGTTCCCAAAACATTACAGTGGTACGGCTAGTACCAGTAGCGTCAGCTACTACCTGCATAGGTACAGGTACTTCATCTTCACTTGTTTGGGTGGCACGCCACTGAAAGACCGGGTTAGCGGCTAGCCATTCATCTTGATTGTTGTAAACCATTCTTTTTATTACGTTTAGTTAAGAAAAACAAGGCGAAAAACAGATTACTTGATTTTCTTTTTCTTGTCAAGTTTGCTTGACATGTTTTTTACTAGTAGCCTTCTTGCCTGCTTGATACGAAATTCAAATGTAGTTTCGTATACTGGTATTTGAATATGCCTATAAGAGTAGATGCATTCTATTAGTTCATACGTTACTTTGAACCATTCACCACGTACATGGTCAGCTTTGAACCGTTTATGCAGGTCTTTTTCGGTTTGCTGGTCACCTTCAATAATCGCTACTAATGTTAACTTAACATGATTACCTATTTGTAGCTGCTGCATCCGCTGAACTACATATCTAAGACGGTAACAGTAGCCTATTTTAATGTGCTTACCTGCCCTGATAAAGTAAATCATTGTACCCCTTCTGCGATAGCTTTAATTTTTCGGTTCAGAAATTCTATCACATCTTCTTTGTTTAGAAGGGCTTGCACTATATCTTCATCTACCGTATTTTCAGCTACTATGTGAATATTCAGCACGCTGGATTGCTGCCCCGGCCTATCAAGCCTGCCTAGTGATTGCGTGTACTCTACTAGGCTATGCCCGGTACTATAGTAGATACCGATATGGCAAACATCTTGCAGACCGTCTACCCCTGTACCACCAGCACTAATCTGGCAGCCTAATAAGGTTACCTGACCAGCTTTGAAATCTTCTTGCTGGTCAATATCACCACTAATTTCACCATAGACGTAGCCTAGTTTTTCGGCTACAGCTTTAATATTCAGCAGGTCTTGCTTGAATTTACAATAAACTACTACCGGGGTATGGGCTGACACGTTTTCCATGTCAGGTAGGTCAGTCAGGATTTCTTCAAGGGTGTCTATCTTTGGGGTAGGTAGTATAATGATTTCTTCTGAATCATCAGGCTGCACAAAACCGCATACTATCTGCTGCTGCCTAAGCAGTTTAGTTAGCGGATTATCTACCGATATAACCGCTTCGTCATGTATACGGGCAAAGCCTTCATCAGAAAACCTGTTATACAGCTTCTGTGTAGCAGTATCCAGCTTACAGTAGTATCGTTTTTCACGTACAGGTATCAGATTTAGTACAGACTTATCTACCTGAAACAGGTAGGGTGCTAGCTTAACAGCAAGCTGTTCCTGATTCTTGTAGCCGATAATTTCACGGCCTGTGTACCCACCCATATAGCAGTATTCATCTTTGAAATCACTGAACCGCGTGCCAAGTACAGCAGGGTCAATGGTACGCATCTGCCCGTACACATCTATAGGTTTATCACCAAAGAAAGTAGCAGTAAGGGCTACCACACAGGGTACGTTTTTACGCAACCTTTTCAGAAAGAAGCTGGCCTTACCGCCCGGTGCTTTGATGCTGTGTGATTCATCCAGTACCAGCAGGTCAATGGATTGTTTCAGCAGCCATGCCTTAAATGGGTCACGCCACACTGACTGGTAATTAACCACCAGTATGATAGGCCTACTGGTATCAGCCGTAGCTTCTTGTGCCAGCTTCAAGTTCTTAGGTACACTGCCAGTATCAAGCTGCACTACGTTCATAGTATCAGCACCTAAGAACTTAGCTACGTCTTTCTTCCAGACACCTACTGCTTTCTTTTTAGTGATGACCAAAACAAACCTATGACCACGGGCAGCTATCAGGTCTATAGTGGTTTTAGTCTTGCCCGTACCCGTGCCCATGTTCATCACAAAGGCAGGCAGGTTAGCACCAAACTTCAAGGCTTCACCCTGATGATGCCACGGTACACAGGTTTCATTACACCTGTGCTGCTTGACAGCCTGTGCATCATCCTGTAGCTGCACAAACCGGGCTAGACTGGTAAAGCCAGCGTCACCCTTGATTTCAGCACCTATGTCTATCAAGTTACGGGCAGCACCTACTGTAGCGGGGTACGTCCATGACTTACTAGCCTTGTGCCATTTAGAAGCTGGCAGGTGCCTCAAGGTATCTTTGAAAGCAAAATCACCCTGCACCAGCAGATTGCCGTTTACTGTGGATACTTTAAGCATATTAGCTGTTCTGTACTATCGCTATCAGAATAGTGGTTACGGTAAAGATGGCAAGACCTATTGTAATAGCCATAGTGACCGGGCTGGTGTGACGTTTCACGTACACATGGGTAGCATCAGCAGACTGTGTGCGTGTAACGGTAACGGTAGGAACTATCAGGCTGTTTGTTTTGATAATCGTTTTCATAATTTTAGGTAGCCATAAAGCAAAACCGGGCTACTCATACAGAGTAACCCGGTTTTATTCATCTTGTCAAGTAAACTTTACAAGATTTTTATTTACCAGCAGCAGGCTTAGCCTTCGGCTGCTTTGACGGTGGCAGCTTACGGCCTGCATTGCGTTCTTTGGCCTTTGCCAGTGCCAGTGCGGAAATCTGCTTGCTGGCAGCTACCTGCTGCTTGCCGCGTGCAATAAAGCTACGCAGGGCAGTACGTTCATCTTCCGTAGCCATCAAAATGGCAATGCCCGTGTTTTTCTGGTCACGTGCCATTACAAGCAGGTCACTGCCCAAATCTACAGCACTTTGCAGGTCAGCGTTCTGGTCTACAGCGGTGGCAGCAGCGGCATCAGCCGTGCTAGTTTCAGTGTTCGTGTTTTCTTCTTGCATGGTTATCTTTTCCTTTTCCTATTCTGGTGAAATTTACCTACCGGGTAGGCATGTCTGGTAGCTTACACAGGTCTGGTAGGCCTGTCAAGTGTTATTTACGATTTTGCAGAATTATTTTTGATAGTTCTGCCCGGTACATCTGCCACTGGATGCTGGCAGCCTGATGCAGTTCAGCATACAGGGTCTGGTTTCCTGACCGGGCAGCCAGTGCAGCTTCACTTTCAAGCTGCAAGGCTGCTGCTAAGGCCTGCTGCACGCTAGGTGCAGCAGGCAGGCCGTGATATTTAGCTTTATTCGTCATCATCATCTTCTATGTCTGATTCATCATCAGCATAGTCATCACTGTTAGGCTTTAGGCCTTCATCTTCTATGAAAGTTTCAATGGTGTTGAAATTGTCAGCAATAGTGTGCAACATGCGTTCACCACGCTGTTCTTCGGCTACAGCTCCTGCCCATTTATCTTCATCACGAATGTTTAGCACCGCTGCACGTACAAGGTCAGCCAGCGTGTCAGGGTCTAACGCGTCAAGTTCCCATGATTCGTGCCCGTAAATATCTATATAACCCGCTGCACGGCTGTCAAGTATCTTTGTAGGGTTAGGTGGCGGCTGGTATTCTTCTACCTGTTCCATAGTCAGGGCTAGCCTGTCTACTTCTACGCCACCCATGAATAATTCTAACCGTTCAGTTATGTCACGGGTCATATCAATACCACTAGGGTCATGGTCACCAAAATGGAATATCACAGGGCGTTTACCTTCATGCTGATAGTTCCTGAATCGCATACCTGCACCCCACATAGATGATGCACTGCTATACCCCTTACATGAAAAGTAAGGTACATCTAGTTCATTACAGATACGGCTGAACACACCAGCCAGTGCTTCTTTTTCTATCCAGACTTCTGGCCTGTACTTCTGATATTTCCATTTATCAATGGCATACCCGTAAGCTGCATATTTAATTCTTTCTTCCGGGTTTTCATAATGACCTATACCACGTAGACCACGGGTACGGTCTACCAGCATTGACCAGTCAAGATAGCCGCCTAACCGTGCATTAGTTACCAGCACGCCTAAGTTATCATAGCTTTCTTTCTTGTTTGGTATTTCGTCAGCAGCTACTAGCTGGTAATATAACTGCCTTAACGTCATGTCATAGCCAGCAGCATGATACTTTTGCAGAATGGCTTCACACTTCTGTATCAGCACTAGGCTGGCATGTCTAAACTTCTGTTCCTGATATTTGATTTTTGGCATGTTCGCTTTCCTTTGAATTTAGATTTACAGCATGCACGCTGCATAACTGTATATGTCCATGATACGGGCAGGGTGTGCAAAAATTAACCCTGCCCGTAAAATTTATTTTCAGATTCTGATGTTTCCTACCTTTTCAGGTTTCTTTTCATCAGACGGTGGCAGGTATGGAATATCTGACGGTTCTTTACCAGCCGTGCTATCCACAGGGCTGGCAGCGGCTACTTCTGTGGCAGGTTTCACGTCTACGCTTTTGGTGGTATCAGCGTTAGTCTTTTCTGTGGCCTGCATGCTGACCTGTGCACCAGCTACTGTACCTATCATGGCAGCTTGATACTGTATGGTAGCTATCTGCATTTCATTCTGGCAGGTCAGAATGTCAGCATGACACTGTGCTTTAGCAGCTTCAAGGGTCAAGATATTGTCAGCCACTTCTGTATACCGGGTATCATTGATACGGGCAAGGTGCTTCTGTTCATTGCGTGCCTTGTCATTCTTGTAGGCCGGGTTATTCCAGATTTCAGCTACTATACCATCTTCGATGGTCTTTAGCCCTTCACGCTGTCTGGCTATCTGGTGGGTAAGTTTAGTAGCGTGTACCACTAGGCTGGCTAGTGCTTCACGGGCTGTGGTTACGTCATGCAATATTCTTTCAGGTGTCATATTTTCCTTTGGGTAGTAGGCATGGTTACCTACTTAGCAATTACTTAATAGCTTCAAGATATTCAGACCAGTTAATAGAAGTAGATACTTCTGCAAATACTTCATAGTGGTCTAGCTTGTAGCCTTTCCACCGGGTAAAGATAATGACCTGTCTGCCTTCATCGTTTACGTATCGGGCAAATCGTTCACTAATATCTTTAGGCCTTACCTCACTACGCTGGTAATCAGCATAGTCAGCCGTTTTTTTGTAGTTCAAGCCTTCTAGCTTGATTTGAATTTCTTCAAGTCTTGTTTCGTTTATATCCATAAGGCATGATGGTGGCAGGCATGGTTACCTGCCTAGCTAACGGCTAGCAGCCAGTCATAATATGTACCTACTAGATAGCGGGTACGTACCTTATACACAGAAAGCTGGTCAGCAAATACAGCATCAGCTTTCTTACGGGCAGCTAATAACTGTTTTGCTTCTTTACGAGTCTTACACCACTTCTTTTTAGGCATAATAATTAAGAAGGTGGCAGGCATGGTTACCTGCCTAGCACGTTAGCAAATCACAAAGGCTGCGATAAAGCTAAGCAAGAAACCTAAGAAGATGCTAAAGGTAATGATGATTGAATACTTCATAGTAGTGGTAGGGTATCTGCCCTACCCCTAAAGAATACCAGCATGCCGCAACCTTGTCAAGTTTTATTTTCATCATGTCAGCAAGCCAGCTTTGTAAGCAATACTAAAGGGCTGCCCGTTCTTCACAGGCAGCCCTTGCTGTAGCTAGATTGTATCAGCCAGTCACGTATAGCCCTTTTCAGGGCTGGTCACCGGGGCTGTGTTTTCAAAGACTTTCTTACCTTCTGGCAGCTTAGCCACGGGCAGGGTTTCCTGTATGCAGCCTTGCAGCCTATGCACCTATAGCGGTGCTTTCTTTCTGTCCACCGTGCCCGTGGAACTGGTAACCACAGCAGCCTTATCACACTTCGGTATGGCTGTGGTGGTGGCAAAGGCTGGCAGCCACATAACTGCTAGCATCACCATGCTGAAAATCAAATTTTTCATTCATCCACCTACCTTCTTTAGTCTACTACTACGCTGCTGGTGGTACGATACTACCAGCCATTTCAAAGGCCACCGTGTTAGGTGAATCCACTATGAAAGTGTGAGTACCTACCACGTCCTGCACTTCATCAGCATCAGGGTCACCATCTGCTGACAGCGTGATGTTCGCTACTGATTCACGCGTAACACCTTCTTTGTGCTTCAAAACAAACGCCAGCGGGTTGTTTTCATGTTCAGTAGGCTTAGTGCCTACTTCATAGTCATTAGTAGCATCAATGCCGTTCGGGTTTTCTTCGTCACCCGGTGCTACAGCAGACCATGCCCACCGTTCCGTGCCTACTTCATACTGTGACGGCTGGTTATTTTCGTCACGCGGTTCTGCTACCACTAGGCAGCTATCCTGAAAAGTTCCTTTTGTTTGTGCCATATTATCCCCTTTAACTGTGATGCCGCGAATTTTCACGGTAGTGATAGAAAATTTTACCTTCTTGCATGGTTTCCTACCGTAGGCCTTTTCAAGTAACCATACGTACCAGTCAAGAAGTACCTTAAAATATTTGTTGACAGGCATTTTGTTCACCCTTTGTTAAGATTAGACATTTTGAAGGGTTTGGTAAAAGCCATCTAAATTCCATGCCTATAAAACTTAGATGGCTTTCTGGTACAAAGGAAAAGACCGCACCATTTACCGGGCAAAATATACCACAGGTCAGGCCTGCACACAAGCGTGTTTTTTACTTTCTTTGCAGGGCTACCACCGCTATAGCACCTGCTGCGATACCACCTATAATACCCCACCATGTACGCCTGTTTGCAGCCTTTACCTTTTCTTTTTGCCTAGTTACTTCTTGTTCTGCCCGTTCTAAAGCGGTTCTTAGGCTAGCCGTAGCTACTTTCTGATTTTCAAGGGCTGCACGCAGTTCATTTACTTCTACCGTGAAAGCTGCTTTCTGGTCTTGCAGGTTCTTTATAGCAGCGGCATCCACAGCAGAAGCTGTGGTACGCGTCTGAATTTCCTTTTCAAGGCTATCAATGTGCTGTAGTGCTGCGTCACGCTGCTTAACCAGCACCTTTTCACGGTCAAGGCTTTCACGTAGCAGCTTCTTAGCTTCACTGACCGTTAAAGGCTGACCTTGCTGCGTTACTGTCTGACCGTAGCTGGTCATCATCAAGGCCGCTATTATCATTACGGTCAGGCAAACGCGTGTTAAGGGCTGTATTAAGGTTTGCACGGGTGTTTTCGCTTTGTTTCCGGTCAGTATCCAGTTTCTTTTTCTGGTCTGCCTGCTGCTGGTTAATGTTTGCTTCATGTTGTTCTAGTTCCTTTCTGGTATTAGCTGCTACATTAGCATTAACTTCATGTAGGTTAGCATTAGTTTCCGCTTGATTTGCTATGGTCTTATCTTTGTCTTGCTGGTGCTGATAGTTCACATCATGCAGCCAGTTAGAAATCTTAACGATACCTACCCATAGAATGATAAGAACTAAGATACTACCACCCACTATGTAGGTTACTTTACGGTTCTGTGGTACTGTCCACCACTTCTTGACGCTGGCTAGTATTATCATTTTCTTCACGTTCCTGTTCCCATGCTGGCAGCATAAACTTAGTCAGGTCTATCATAGCTACTTCTGGTACATCAAGGTTGTTTAGTACCAGCATACGCTGTAAACCTAGTATCAGATTATGCAGCCGCATCAATTCATTTATAGCACCGTGGTTTATTTCGCGTGATTCTTTACTGTTCAGCCTGTACCGGGTTTCTATTTCAAACTTTTCAGCTTTCAGCCTGTCATTTTGCGTTTTCCACCATGCTTCTTTTTCAGCCATCAGCTTCTGATGTTCTTCACGCAGTGCTTTCTTATCTGCGTGTTCCAGTTCCAGAACCTTATCAGCCGTTTTTACTGTTTTGTTCCTACCTTCTAACCATTTATCAACAAACTTAACCAGCAAAGCCACTGTACCACCTGCTAAGGCTGCTGTAGTACCGGGGTAGTTATTAGCTACGCTAGAAAGTTCAGCAAGTGAACCAGCTAGAAAAGCAGCCACCAGAATAGCAGCCAGCTTTACGCCTTCAAACATGTGGGCTAAAATGAACATCATTAGTTTGTTTGTAAACATGGCTACCTGCTGGTACTGGTAGTTAAACTGCTTGTTCGTCTAAATTGTACTTGCCACGCATCAAGAATGCTCTGAACGCGGTCACAGCCAGTATACCATAGATAGGCACGCCCGGTGCATGCCAGTCACCATAAAGCAGGGTAACCAGCAAGGTAGTCCACATAGCACCTTTCAGAAGTAACATGCTTCTACGTAAGCTGATGCTGCCACGAAACAAAGCATAAACCTGCACCCCACCCACCGTTAAGAAAAGTATACCCCATAGCCTTTCATTAGCTACGTTCATCATTACGTAATATACAGCAGGGCAGGTGCTAAACATGCCACCTATTACTAACCATAAGCCTAAGCCTAGCATTAAAGTAGCACCTTGCCCTTCTGTAGTATAGCCAGTGTTAAAGAACAGTCTGACCATATCTTGACGAAAATGTGACCAGCGTAATACTGGATTACTGAAATTAGCCATTTTATCTACCCCTTGAAAGTTACGGGCTGACCATGCATATTTTCTTCTACTGCTGGCTGCCCTTCTTTCTGTGCAGCAGGCACAGGTGGCCTTACTACTACGTTAAGCTGCTTAGGGTCAGATAGCGTAGCAAGGTTAGCCATATCACGTGCATGTGCATTCTGTTCACGTTGTTTGTCTAGCTGTGTCAGGCGGTCTTGATATTTCCAGTAGACCACCATACCACCTACAAAGGTGACAATGACCAGCACCGTCATCAGCGGATTATCTTGAAAACTACCCTTGACATAGCCAAAGGCTTCACCCACCTGTATACCGAAGAACTGAATAGCACCCCATATAGATGCAAATACAGCCGCTGCTATAGCTTTAACACCACTAGACTTGACTGGTGCAGATGTGCTTATAGCGGTCACAGCATCAGTAGCACCACCACCAGCCACAGCCTGTGGTGCAGCACCTGAATCTACCGTGTTTTCTTCACCGCTTTGTATAATCAGCCCACCGCCACCAGCCACAGTCTGCTGTGGTGCAGCTACGCCACCCGGTTCAGCACTGGTAACGCTAGCTGGCTGCTGTGGCAATGCAGCCAGATTAGTACTGCCTTGTATAGCGTAGCTTGTAGCCGTGATACCGCGTGCGGTCAGTAGTTCCTGAAATTCCACCATACGGCCTAATACATCTTTGCCATAATCCTTACCTGTGGTAGTGCGGTCAGGGTTACCATGATTCTTGAAGCTAGGGTACGCACGGCCTGAACCTGTATTATAAGATGCTGCCAGCACCCACAGGAACTGCTGTAGCGTGCGTGAGCCTTCCCACATGCGGTTAAGTTCATTACGCTTATCACCTAGTATCTTAGTGCCACGCATGATGGCAGCACTTATATCATTTACCCATGCACCTGATGCTATCCATTGCGGGTCAGTTCCTACGTCTACCTGCATAATGCCGTAGCCGTGGTAACCACCTTTAGGAAAGTGTTTAGACTTTCTAAAGTCACCTTTCATGTTAGTCATGTTAGTTTCACGGCTGGCAATAGCCATTAACAGGGCTAATGGAAAGTCATACTTAAGGGCAGCCTGTGCAAACATGGGTATATAGCCACGCTGGTAGGCCTTTTCAAAGTGCTGTTTGATGAAGTATCTAGCCATATTTCTGGTGTTTCCTTTTAATTAAATGTTACCGTCACCCCGTGGAAAGTCTTGACCTTCTAGTACTAAAATGTCACCTGTACCGCTTTCACCAAAACCGGGCATAGCACGGCTGGCTTTAATCAGCCTGCGTGAAAAGTAACCTTGCTGTGCTTTTGATTCTATCAGTAGCTGTTTTTCTTTATCAGTAGTACCCTTTCTACCTCTGAACACAAAAGTATCAGCAGGCTTGACCTGTACCGTTATTATTGTGTCACGCGGTCTGTTTGCCATTATTCGTAACGCATCATGCCACTAAAAACAGATGAACTAGGTGTAGTGCCACGCTGTAACTTAGGATTAGTAGCAGCATACATAGCTACCATAATCTGATTAGTACCTAATACTTCTACCGTATAAGTATTACCGCCTGTAAAATCACCTACAAAATGACCTACAAACAAAGTAAACGGTATTTTGGTTTCACCTATACCATAAAAATAACACGGGTACACGGCTACATTACCATCACTATGCAGCCCGGTAGTTTGCAGACCGGGTGGAAAACAGCAGCCTAGTGTTTCTTCTGCTGGTACTACACCTGTATAAGGCACAAACCTAAAACCAAAAGATGAAGTATTACCCATACGCCAATAAGTTAATACACCGTCACTAACGTAAGTTTTCGATGCATCTAGCGTTCTTTCTATACCAAAAATTAGTGGATTACTTTGAGCAGATGTATTGAACATAATAAACGAAAAACGGTTATTATCTGCATATACATAGCATGCTTCACCGGGTGACACGGGTGTCGTAGTAGTCATTAACTGCGTTCTAGCTACCCTAACATTAGTAATATTACCTGCACCATCACTACCCGTACCGATAGTATACCAGATACTAACCTGATTAGCTGCACCACCTCTGCCATATTCCCATTTTATCAGTATAGGGTGGGTAGCTGCCAGCGTATCGGTAAATTGTCTTATCTCATAGCCAGCAGCAGTATTATTACTACCCGGCCATGCAGCACTACCTGTATTTATCTGCCCGGTATCTGCTGTTTTAGTAACGCCACCCGTCTGCAAAACATTAGAAATGAACTGCATGATAGCTTGAAATTCTGCATTTGTGATAGTAGCCGCACCCGCTAGCAAAGCTGTATTGAATGCCATAATGTTTTACCCTATAAAAATAAATTCTAAATCTATGGCAACACTGCTGCCATGCAAATTAGTTACCGAATAGTACAGCACATTACCTACCGGGTCATCACCGTTAGTGGCAAGTGCATCAGGTGACATATCCCATGTGAACGGTTCACCACCAGCAGTCACTTGTACATCTAAAATAATACCGTGTTCGTTCCCTACGTATGACCTGTTACCGAACGGTCTAGCTGTATCAGCACCACGGTGGGCTGCTGTCTTATACAAGCGTACCCTACAGTATTCACTGGCTATAATACGCTTGATATAGCATGCTTCACCTGTAATGATAGTACCTGTTTCGATGGCAGCGGCTGCCAGCGTGCCAGTAGTAAACGTTACTGACTGTTCAGTACCCGGCATACCATCTGCACCGTCATCACCTTGCAGATTTGCAATGACTGACCATGTACCGCTGGTCTTAAAATACACATCATTATTGCTGGTTCTAAAATAATAGTCACCATCCTGACCTGTACCACCACCCGGTGCACCTGAACCGAAATACCAAACAGAACCATCTGCACCATCATTGCCATCAGCACCCGGTGCACCTGCTAGTGGGGTTATTCTAAACACCCCACCACCCATGCTGGTTACAGTACCGTTAGGAAATTCAAGGGTGCTAGCTATACCGCTAGGTGTCAGGTCTATATCACGTACCGTTACAGAACCGCCACCGGGTTGCCATGATATAGTACCAGTAACCGGGTCATAGACAGGCGTATTATTCGTACTATCAGGCGTACCCGTAACCGTGATACCACCTATGCTGGTGGCATTTCCTGTTGGTGGTGCTACATAAGTACCAGAAGGGGTATAGGTAGGTGCAAAAATCGTGCTGCCCGTGCGTGCACTGCCACGTATCTGTGCCTGATAGCTAGTCAAGCCGTCACGTGTAGAGAATAGCACAAAGGTCAGGGCATCAGCCAGCACGCCACCATTATCAGCGGTTTCTTGTACATTAGTGTATGTGTAGGTTTCAGTTACAAGGCCTGATGCCGTGCGTAGCAACGTACCTGCTTGATTGTAGATACGCAGCGTGTAACTTGCACCGCCTTCTAAACCTACCGTGCCAGCATTTTGTAAAGTTACAGTGGCCTGCCTTGTCCTGTCTCTATGTGACCATGCTACCACTACATCAGTACCAGCAGCAGGTATAGAACCGTTATACACCGTATTGATACGAATATTGCCCGGTGCATACGGTCTTAGGGCACGCCTGCCCATAGTTCTGCTTAGGGCGGTAGCACCTGCTTCATCCAGTACACCTTGCAGCGTGCGTGTCAGCAGCTTTGCATACCCGGTAGCACCGCTTACAAAGTTAGCACTACTTCTGCCATCACCTAAAGAAAAGAACCAGACACGGGCAGAAGATGTGAATGACTGTGGGGTAGTATCCATTAAGCCACGCCACACGTTAGTAAAGACGTAGTTACCTGAACCATTTATAGTGAATGATTCAAAGGCCATGATTTCTACCACTGAACCTTCTACCACAAGCATCAGATTATTACCATTAGCCACTTCTGTAGCTGTAGCGTTAGATAATCTATCTAGCCCATTACTACCGCTACCCGTAACTATAAAGCTACTGCCAGAATCTTTAGCAGCGGTAGCAGCAGAATAGTTACCATTCAGTACCCCTGTGGGTGTAAAGGTGTTATTAGGGTCATCTTGTTCATAAGTTACGTTATCCAGACTGGTGAACATGTCATACGTAAAGCTGCCCGTGTTTGGTGCTGCTGCCATTGTCCACAGGTGTGACTGTTCATCTGCCAGCATATAGGGCACTTCATCAAGAAGATGCGTGCTGGTAGCTACAGGTGCTACGGAAGTAGCACCACCGGAACTGCTAGGTGTAGATGCATAAACAGCCGTGGCACTATTAAATACATCTTCGATGGCTTCAATATCTATGACCGGGTTGTTAGGGTTGCCCTTCTTTAGACCTATGCAGCGTAGTACCATGTCTTGTATGGGGTTACCAAACTGGTCAAGTATACTGCTGGTAGACCATTTGAACGGCTGGCCTACGGTCATGGCATGGCCTTTTAGATTGATTTGCAATCCTACTTTAGCTAGCGGGGTGGTCAGTGCACGTATATCACGTTCTGCTACATCAGCAGCCGTATCAGGGTTACTGATACCTAGATACTGTATGCTGGTAGATATTACCCCGTTACCACCATTAGCATTCTGTATTCTGATGTTTGCTAAATCCTGTGCTTGCCCGGTCTGCTGAATGTATTCATCATGCCTGTTTATGAAAGGTATCTTGACTTCATTAGTAGTTTCATTCCATGCACCACGGGTATAAGACGTAACCTGTATTACGTTTGAGTCATCCAGTTCTAGCAGGTCACCTATGACGTAATCAGCACGGGCAGGCTTTAATGTCAGCTTACCCGTTTGCAGGTCACTGTACAAAACTGAATCAGTGTACTGCAAGATATTGTTAATGGTATCTTCACAAGGCTTTGAAGTATCCCACAGGGCACTGAATCCGAAGCCGTCATTATGGTACGTTTCAGCAGCGTCTTGAAAGCTGGCTAGGTCTATGTAGCTAGCAGGCATACCTACCGCGTATTCACCGTTACGCAGTATGTCATATATGACTTCTGCTGGATTAGCGTCACCTGAATTGATATTTGAATAGGCAGTACCTAAATTATTAGGAATAAAACGGCCTTCTATCTGCCACGGGTCTACACGTGCGTTATTACCTAGATACCCTGAACCTTTTGCCCGGTGCTGGCCTTTCCAGACCAGATAGCATACACCCCGGTGGGCAGTATAGTTACCATATTCACTTACTAGGTAGGTATCTTTGGTGGCGTTAGGGTCACCTAAGTGAAAACCTAGCCAGCCCACTACCCCACCATTACCGCCGCTGGCACTATCATTACCACCAAACAGGGTAGGCTTATTTATGAATACTTCACCATCAGTAGTCTGGTTACCTGTCCATGCTACCTTATCACCTATGATTATCTTAGTGATGGCATCTAGCCTGTAGCATAGTGCCATTTCAATGCCGCAAAAATACTTATAGCCTATGGTTTGCTTCTTAGCTAAACCAAAAGACATTATGACCGTCAATATATCCAGTTTAGTCTTGATAGGTTCAGTGCTGAAATCAGTCACGCTAACTACGTTAGGTGCTTTCATCAGAAAAGTACCATACCCCTTTGGTATACTTCTGGTTTCTTCTGCTGTAGGAAAATCTATTTCAGCCAGCGTAGCAGGTTTAGGTGCAGCCTGCTTAGGTCTAAAAAGCTGACCTAAAACAGTGACAGCAGCGTATAAAAGTAATGTAAACCACCACGGCATAAAGATTTTTCTGGAAGAACCTACCTATTTATTGCTTGCTTATAGATGCCCTGTGACCGTTTTGCACCCCTTACTAGGGTGGTAGCATCTATTTTTAATTCAAATTGATTTCTCTTTAGAATCAATACTTTATAGCGGTACACCTTTTGCAAGCAAAAAGGCTACCCCGCATTGTTTACACCCGTCTTAAACAGGTTCTTTTTAGGTACTCTGTGGTAACACCCGCATGCACCACCAGTATCTGTATATGCCCCAAACTTACCAGAACAGGTGCTGAACAGTCTGTCACACCCTGCATAGGCATGCAGTTCTTCACCAGCAGTAAGGTCATCAGGAAAGGGTGACAGAAGGTTCAGCGTATCACCTACATGACCTGTGATAAATCGCATATCGGTAATGCCAGACGGTAATACCCGTTCTACAAACCCTAACTTGAACCATCCATCAGGCTGTGCATCCCATGCAGCAGCTACTATGCTAAAGCCAGTAGGGTCTGATAGTAGTATACCGTCTACTTTGAACGCACTAGCAGGTACAGGGCAAAAACCATCATATAGAACGTGTCCACAAAGGCCGCTGAAAGTACGCCTAAGTGCTGACCGTTTCAGCATCACTATTAAAGGGTCACAGATTACACTACCCTTACCGCTAAGGCTGTCAAATTTCACTGACCTGACAAACCCCTGCCAGTAGGTTACTACGTCAGCAGGGTCATCACGATGAAACTTAAATACCGTCAGAAACATAGACAGGGCTGGCACAAAGTCTACATACTGACGCGGTATTATCCAGTCTTTAGTAGCTGTAATAGTGATACGCTGTGCGTTCACTTCTTGACTTTGACCAGTACCACTAGGTGCTATACCTTCAAGCGGTTCATAGGTTTCACTTAGATAGTCATGTGATTCAGCATCACTGGTATAGTTATACGTAACTACACCTAAAGTAAACCTGAATAAGAATACAGGTTTACCTGCCCGGTCACTGATTTCAAAAGCATTAAACGACATTTAGATATTAGCGTTATACACATCAGCTACCATCACGGTAGACTGGCTGACGTTTCCACTTTCCCATGCTATTTCTACTGCGTCAGCTTTCAAGGCAGATGGTATCAAGAAGCATACCCGGTCTATCTGGTCTATAGTAACTATCTGACCTAATGCAGAACTGATGCCTACCGTTTCTATATCAGTATCAGGGTCTATGGTTACCCCTGTAATACGCCTAAAGAACCGTGTACCATTTTTCAGTGTTATCATTAGGTCACGTCTAGTATAAGCAGGTGCACCGTTCACATAATACAGACTGGTATACCCTATACTGTTTATCAAGAAGCTAGTAGAAGCAGCACCTATATCTTGTACTACTTGCATATCACGTGACCATGTAGGATACCAGAACACCCCTACCCTACCCTTTCTATCATCTAACCACTTAAAGTAGTTAGCTACCTGTGCATGGTTACGAAAAAGGAAACTATAGCTATAATCACCGTTAGGCGTAGGTTGCACCCGGTCAAGATTAAAGATACCTACGTTAGCATCATTCCTAAGCGTATTACTTTCTATACCAAAAGAAGGCAAGGCAGCGTAATTATTCTTAGTCAAAAGTACCGGGTAACCCCGGTACGTTACTTCTGTGCCAGCCACCAGCCTGTTAGCACTGGTATGCTGTGCTAGTAGTTCAAACGATACAGGTAAGCTGTCTACGTCTACCGTGTGCTTTTCACCTGTCAAATTCTGTGCTACGTAGGCCAGTCTAGCTGGCATAACTACTGTTCTGCCAGCAGACCATGTACGTAGCAGGTCTACCGTGACAGTTACCCCACCACTAGATACTGTTTCGATTTCCACCACTTCATAGTTTTCTTCATCTTTCCATAACATGATGTAGCTGCCTACATCATAATCAAAGTAAGTGGTAGGTACTGTAATAGCATTCTGACCAGCAGCAGCTTCTGCTGTCAGTCTAGTAGCATCTGTCCATATCGGTATAATGAAAGTACGTGCCTGCCAGCCGAACATTAAAGCCTGAAACAGTGCACGCAGCCTAGCCGCGTTAGTTTGGGTGCTAGCTAGTAGTATTTGATAATCCAGTATACGTCTAGGCTTGTTACGCAGCATTACTATCTGGTCAGTACCATCTAAGGCTTTGCTGCTACTATTAAGCCATGCCAGTCTTTCTATCACACGGTCATTCCAGTTATGCTGGAAAGGCAACACAAGCACACGCTGCCCGGTCACATACAAAAAGTACGTACCTACCGCATCATCAGCCGTAATTTCAAAGAAGCCGTCAAAGCTAGGTGTACCTACCGTGTCTACAGTCAGGTTACGGAAAACAGATTCAAGCGGGTCTAGCGTTTCCGGTACATTCAAGTCAAATTCTACCCCGCTAAGGTCTGTGGCTGATATAGCTGACAGTTCCAGCGGTACAAAATGACCATTAAATAGTTCTATAGGTCTGACCTGCTGACTAGTTAAGTTACCTAGATTGATTCTATTAGGTATGATGTGAAAATGTCCATACCATAGGTCAGCAAAATCAGGTGCTAACCAGCCATCAAAACTATCTATATCAGACGCATCAGGCAATACATGAGTATCATCACCATAAATAGAAGTATCGCCCACCCATACAGTAAAGGGTGACATGTCTATAACAGCGTCATCATCAAATACCGTAGTATCTAATAACGCTACTATATCTTCTGGTGATAATGAACCTGTATAGGCTGCCATTAGTTTTCTTTAATCGCTACCCCAAAAAAGCCACCATCACTACCATTGCTAGTCTTATTTTTGAACGGTAGTACCCTAAACACATCACCGCTACCATCATCAAGCTGCTGCCCACCTAGCAGGGTACGCGTATTACAGAAATACAAATCAGGCAAGACTGCTTCTATAGAAAAGTTGCTAGTGCTAACATTCCAGTTAGCCGTACCGTCACGGGTTATGCAAAGTTCCACAGGTGCAAGCACAGGCTGCGTGTTAAAGCTGTTAGACAGGTTAATAAAATTAACGCTATCCAGTACCATAGTATCAAAGACTTTAGGCATGGCTATACCCATGCTAGCATTACTGGCTGGCATCCAGCCCGTTAACGCATCTACCGTACCGTACAGATAGGCATTAGCATTACCATTGATACCATTATGCATAGAACTGGATGGTGTACCCGCTATGTTACGGCCTGTAGTTCCTGCTGCACTGTTTGAAGCACCGCTGAAACTACCAGCAAAAAACATTCCACCTGTCCATGTAGCTATCTTAGCTACCCTGCCAAACATGAACCACTGGTACAACCCGGTAGCATATTCCACCCATACGTAAATCATGCTATCACGGGCAAAGAAGTAATAGGCAGGTACAGCACCTAAAATACCTATTATGCCAGCTAGTTTAATATTCAGTGGTTCACTAACCGCTGTAGGTGCACCAGCCTGCCTGCACCATGTAGCTGCACCGCTGTACCCTGTACTACCAGATACCAAAATACCGTCTACGCTTACACCAGAACCAGAACCGGGGTTAGGGTTTTCCGTAACCAGTGCACGTAGATTTATGAATACATCACTATCTAATTGCAAGTGCACGCGTCTACCGCTGCCTTCTACTGCATTAGCGTTTTGTGTCCACCCATTATCTACGCAAAAATCAGCCAGTGCATCAAGCAATGCTGGCATAGATACTGATGCACCTGTTTCAAAAATAGCCATGATTAGCTTTCCTGTATAGCGAAAAAGTTAAATAAACTGGTTCTGAACGTATTTTGAAATACTGTATAGTCATCAGAACCTTCTGTTATAGTATCTTCTGATGATAACAGGTGACCGGGCACGAATTTAGCACCATCTAAGATACCTAACGCGTCAGGTGTATTACCCCGCATAGGCCGTAACGCACGTAGTGGGTAATCACCATCTATATTAGCCCTGCACTGTGTCCAAAATGTAGAATTATAGGGTGATATTCCGTGTGCAGTAGTAAAACTGCCAGCGTTAATAGTCACGGTATCAGTGCTATTAAATAAACGTACCCATTGACCAGCAGCACTACGTACCAGAAGATTACTGTTACTAGCACCACCAGCAGGTATAAAAGGTACAGTCATGCTAGCACTATTATCAGAATACCGTGGCACGGTAGTACCTGCACCGTTACTAATGTTACTGCCACCTATAACCAGCGGATACTGCCACTGACCTGTACTGCCATAAGGCAGCATTAAACCTAAATACATGGCTACATAAACACCAGACACATTAGCTACTAGCAAGATACGTCTAGGATTTACTGAAAGCCAGTACGGTATATCATCATTCCACAGTGGCAGAACGGGCAGCACACCTGTAATAGCACCCGGTTCAAGCATAAAGCCTGCACCAGTAAACCCGGTATACCCTTGCAGTATCCAGCCGTAAATATCGTTCAATACATCAGCATATTTCTTGATACCTACGTAAATAGCCTTATCACCTGTGTAGTCAAGGCCTTTTAGTATGATAAAACCATTACCTGCTAGTTCATCATCTGTAATTTCCCAGTCACCAGTACCTACCGCAAAGGCTACCAGTATGTCTAGCAGGTCACTGTAGTCTGTAGCATGGGGTGTAGCACCACCATCTGATTTAACAAAAGCCATATAAACCTACTGTTTTAGTTTCGCGTTTATAGCGTTTACGTTACTATCAATAAAATTCAGCAATGCCCGTGAACCATCACTGCTAGTTACGTAATCATCTAGCAGGTCATTAGGCAGCACGTTCACTATCTTTAGGTTCTTTTCCATACCACCAGCTATAGCGGTAGCAGGGCTGACAGCAGAACCAGCGGATAGGTTACGCTGTGGATTCAAACCAGCATTCATCTGTTCAAGTAGTGCCCGGTTTCTGGCTGTAGCATCAGCATTGACTACAAATTCTTTGCCATGTACAAAGCCTTGTATTTCATCATCACTTCTACCGCCTGTGTAGCCACCCTTTGCAAAACCTTTAGCAGCTTTATCACCACCTAGCAGACCTGATAAGAAACCGCCTATACCGCCTTGACCGCCACCACCTAGTGCAGCCATAGCTATCTTAGTAACTATAATCTGTACCAGTACGTCACTAAGTACCTTCAAAATAGACCTACCGAAGTCAGCAAAGGCTTGTGCACCTGATTTAGTACCTTCTGCGATACTACTAAATAAACCTTCAAAAGCACCTGTGAAGCCTTCATTTATAGATATAGCAAGGTCATCACTATCAGATTTAAGACTAGCTATGTCTGCCCGTGCGTTATCTACATAGTTTTGCAGGTCAGCATTCTTTGTAGCTATCGCAATAGCTTCAAGGGTAGATAAAAGGCCTGCTGCTGTATCAGCATAAGTGTTAATAGCTATCTGACGCTGTTCATAGGCCTGCTTTTCATTCAGAACACCGTTGGTAACAGCGGTATCTATAGCCTGATTACGTAAATCAAGGGTCTGCTGTGCAGCTTCTAACCTAGTTCTTAAGGCGTCTACGTCACGTACTGACTGACCTATACCCCATTTTTCAAGGGCAATGCCTACATCTTTAACCGCTGCTTTCAATTCCGGGCTACCTACTTTATCAGCAAACTTAGTCATTGCTACAAGTAAGTCTTGTGCCCGTGCTATCTGGTCATTTTCAAATTCTTTTAGCTTTTCATTTGCAGCTTCACGGCTAATTAAGCCACGTTCCACCTGATTATTCAGGCTATCTTCAAGCTGGTCACGGTCTGTGATAAGTTCATTAACGCGTACCTGTAAAGCATTGAACCGTTCAGTATCTTTTAGTAGCTGTTTCAGCGTATTGATACGCCTTACATCACGGTCATCACCTGTTTCACGTGCCCTTGCTTCTGCCTTAGCAAGCTGGTCACGAAATTGCTTATCAATTTTGGCACTGGCAGCTTCAATTTCTTCACCTTGCAGTTCCTGTAGCTGTATACTTATATCAGCCATCATGTCTGCATAGGCCTGTGCCTGCTTACGTATTTCTTCCGTGGTACGTCTAGCTATATTTTCCTGATTACGTAACTGTATAGTCAGTTCAGTATTCAGTTTTAATATATCTGTTTCAAGTTTGACGCGTTCTGAACCTTTCTTAGCTTTAGCTAGCTGCCTTTCTTCTATAGCTATCAGGTCACGGGTAAGCTGAATCTGTGCAGCGTTCTGTCTTAGCTGCGTTTCACCTAGCTGGTCATAGTATTCATTATAACTAATTAGGTTCTGGTCAAATCTTTCTTTAAGTATTTCCTGTTCAGTCTTGATGCTATCTTTCAGCAGGTCATTCTGTGTTTGCAGCCGTGCTTTCTCAATAGCTATCAAGGCGTTAGCTAGTGCCTGTGCATCAGACGTACCACCACCGCCACCGCCTTTTCTGCCACCGCCACCGCCACCTGTAAAGCCACCAGTAGGCTTAGGTTTAGGTATGCTGAAAGTTTTAGGCGTACTACCATCACCACCGTTAAGCTGTTTGAAGAAACTGGTAAAGGTAGGCTGGCTGACAATAAAGGCAGCCCGTTTCATATCTTCCGTAAGGCCTTGTACAGCAGCACGGGTCTGATTAACAGCACCCTGCATGGTATTCAAAGCACCAGCTATATCACCACCTATAAACTGTGCTATAGCCTTACCAGCACTAATGACCGCACTAGCTACGTTATATGAATAGGTAATCAAACCTATCAAGGCTGTAATCAAGGCATAAACCAGATTAGTCAGGTACGCTATGATACCACCAAACAGATAGAACGCAGCTATAGATGCATTTACGGCTACACCTATAACTTTGGCAAGGTCTATAATAGCAGCCCGGTTATCCGTCAAGAAACCTGACAGGCTTTTAGCAAGTTCAAGTATAGTAGGTAGTAAGGCACTGCCTACTTCATTTTTGATACCTTCAAGAACCGCTTTCAGTTCCAGCATGGTATCACCAAAATTATCAGCAGCAGCAGCCGCGTCATCATCTATGACTATGCCTAGCTTTTCTGCTTCTTCCCTAAACTTAGTAAAGCTGCCACCAGCCTGATTGATAACAGGTATCAGGTCTGCACCAGACTTACCTGCTGCCTTCATAGCAGCATTTACTTGCTGTGCACCCGGTGGTATTTTACTTAGGGCTACAAATAACTGTTCTAACGCGTTAGCACTGCTTTCATTAGCCGTTTCTACGTTTATACCTAGTTCTTTGAACGTACCAGCAGCTTCTTTGTTACCATTAGCAGCTTCATTGATATTTCTAAGATACTTTTGAAAGCTGCCTACTACCTTTTCTAAGCTACTGCCAGCACCTTCTGCTGCAAATTTAAGTACAGACAGTTCAGAAGCAGTCAAGCCTGTTTCTTCTGCCATGTCATGCAGTACGCTACCAGCATCAGAAAAAGACTTAGTAATAGCGTAGCCTACACCAATGATTACAGCAGCAGCAGCCAGAACAGCAGTAATAGCTATAGCAGCAGCAGTTAATGCACCTGTTAATGTAACTGTAGCAGCAGCAGCGGTGGTAGTGGTAGCCGTGGTAGCGGTATTAGCCACAGCAAGCTGACGCTGTGCCACAGCTAATGCTTCTGTAGCAGCCGTTTCAGCAGCAGTGGCAGCAGCGGCTTCTGTATAGGCTGCTGCTAATGCGGTTTCTGCTGCTGCTATTTCCGAAGCAGAAGCTGTACCTGTGGCCTGTGCTACATTCAAGGCCGTCTGTGACGAAAGAACAGCAGCCGTAGCAGCCGTGGTACGTAACTGTGCAGCCTGTACAGACGTTTGTGCTGCTGCATGTGCTTCTGTAGCTAAAGCTGCTGCTTCTTGTGCAGCCACCAGACCTTCAATAGTGGGAAGTAGCCTTGCCGTACTTGCACCAAAGATTTCAGATACAGCGGCTGCCCGTTCAGTAGCATCAGGTAAGCCACGTAATTTAGTTACAAACAAATCAAGGGCTACCTGTGGTTCTGTTAGTGCCTGCTTAGCATCTATACCATACTTCTGTATCAAGGTACTGTTTAGTGCACCCTGTGTATTTTTAGCAGCCGTACCTAATGTGCTGCTGAACCGGGTCAGCAGCTTGTCAGTATCAGTAACTACGCTACCTACACGCAGAAAAGCCGTTACCGCACCATCAGCAAAAGGGGTAACATTAAGTGACGTGCGTAGGGCTACACCTACGCTTTGTAATGCACCTAGAATGTTACCCTGAAAGGCATCAGTAATAGCACGGCCTGCTGCTGCTGCACCTTGTGATAATTCAGCAAGGTTTTCTTTGGTAGCAATGGTAGCTTTGCCAGTATCACGTATACCCCTGACAGCACCTTGACTACTAGTAGCTACCTGCCTGAAATTATCCTGTGCCTGCGTACCTATAGTACGAATTTCAGTAGCAGCAGCAGCCACTTCACGCTTGACTTCTGCAAATTCCTTTGACAGATTACTGACACCTGCACCAGCACTAGGCAGTTTTTGAATTTCATTAACTAACGCACGTACATCAGCTAAGCCTTGTACTAACGCCTTAATATAAATTTCTACATTATCTGCCATTACTTCACCTTAAATGCAGGGTCATTAAAGTCAAATTCAGTGGCTGCCCATGCTTTTGTGTCATCTGAACCGTCCACAGGGCTGACCGGGCTTGCAAGATGGCTGAATACGCTTTCAAAGGCCTTTACGTCTAGTTCGTCACCTGCACCTAGTAGCCCGTTTGCCATCTGCTGCCTTTGTTTTGCGTTACCGCCAAAGGCTACAGCCATGACATTCATCAGCATTATCAGCCGTTCGTTATTGTCAAGTTCACTGGCATCAATGTAGGCATTGATTTGCCAGTAGTTCATCTGCAAAATTTCATCAAAAGCAAAGCCTACCTTAAGCAGATGCGTGATAGTCAGTGCCCATGTGTTTACCTTTTGACGTTTCTGACCTGCTGTGCCGTGGCTACTACGCTTTTTGTGCTTGATAGCACTTTGGGTAGTAGCTTCTGGACGAAAAAATTTAGATTCAGTTCTATAACCGCCACTGCTATATCTACTATTTCTTCATACATGCCATTAAAAAATGACACATCTTTATCAATAGCAAAGGCTAAAAACTCTAAAATCAGGTCACTACCGTCACCTGTCAGGGCATCATAGATTACCTGTGTATCTATGGCAGGTTCTGCACCCACTGGCAAGGCAGCGGCATCTGCCTTGCCTTCGGCTATAGCTTCTGCTTTATCAAAAAGTTCAGCACCTGATGCTACTTTAACTTCATCAGCAGACATAGCACCGCCAAACAGGTCAAAACCTAGTAGCGGTGCTA